CTGCAAGGAATGTTGGTCGAAACTCACTGACACCGACAAAAAGAGGCTGATACGCGAAAATTTTCCCAATAAATATTGATTATGCTGAAGATAGTCATTACACCACCGCTGCTGACAAGATATGACGTTACATATCCGTCGTGCGACTTGGATAATCCGGAATGGCTTCGTGCTATGGATAGACGGAACGCCGTCATCTATATCTGCCCCTATTATAATCAGGGCTATTTCCGTCAGAAGATTATTGCCCCTGTTCTCAATAGTGACGGACTGCCATACACAGGTTACATCAATGAAAGTCTATTGGATAGGGAATGGCAAAAAGACGGCATTGACTACATCATATCGTCGCTATATAACACAAAAGAGTATGCCGATGCCGTTCAGAGGCTCATTGAGTTTCAGAAGCGCGATATGCGATTTGGTGAGTTGCAGCCGCGAAACAACTGGAATTACATAATTAACGACAATCGAAATAATATGCTTAAAACTATCGACCAAAGAGTAAAAGAGATTATGTCTCAGAAGGAGGTCATAGGCGAATTCTCGCTTGACCTCTATTACAATGACTGCGATGACCTGAACCCCTATACGGCAAAGGTGCATAGTGTCATCAACCCCAATATTGATTTCCATGCCCGCGCCATTTGCTTTGACGCTGCACTCGACCAAGTAGAGGATTATTTGAAAACACTGCAATGATATGGCTATGCACGAATACGAAATCATAAGAAACAATGTATCTAAGATACTCGAAGAAAACTTCCCTGCCTTTAAGTATAAGGGTCACGGAAACAATATCGGTATCTGGGAGATAGAGGAATTCCAAAGTCTGACAAAGCCGTTCGGTGATAGTTTTTGGAGTGGCAGATTCCGTATCTGGGTATTTGTTCCAAATCAGCAGGGTCAGCAGATCAAGATTGAGGTGTTTCTTATCTCCGTATGTGAGTGGGAAACCGCCTTTGAGGGCTATATAAAGGATTTCAATGACATTCCAGAAATGTTAAGCTACCAGTTTGGACTTCCTAAAAAAGACGAAAAATAAGGCTATGAATACAAGAGAATTACGCATAGGCAATTACGTTAGCGTAGGAGGCAAAATCGTTAAGGTCAACGGCATTACCCAACACAAAATAGGCTATTGCTCTGAGCCCGGGCATGAGAGGTATGCCAGGAGCCGTGAGGTCGAACCAATTAAGATAAGCAGTGAAGATATGGAACTTATCGAAATGGACGAAGACAACAAGTTCGATTTCATCTATGATTCAGGCGTTGACAGCAACCTCGTTTGCTTCAGCACCGCCATATTCAAAATTGACTATCTCCACCAGTTACAGAATATGTATTTCATGTGCTATGGTGAAGAATTGCAGGTAAAGGCATGGCAGAATCAGAATAAATGACTACCTTTGCCGCATGGAATATGTCATTATAGCCGTTTTGTGGGTATTGGGCTGTGTTTTGCACTACCTTACCCGAAAATACGGAAAGCCATAAAGCTCGTCGCCCATGCAGGTGAAGGAGTAACGGAATCGTAGAAATGCGATTCTTGCAGAGCTTCTACTTCGTAGGAGTTTATCGAGGTTTCGGTTACTGAGCCAGTCAATCAGTGATCACGCTCATGTATAGGTACATTGAGTATCGGAGCGCGAATAACCGTGTCCTATCTGCGCTCTGCGAAAAGAGGGAATTGGATTGCTCCAGTTCCCTCTACCTTATTATATATTATAGTGCGTCATCAAGTTCGTCGAGGCAGTCATCAACGTGGATTTGTTGGAGTTTGGCATATAGTTCGGTCTGGCGTACCGATGAATGCCCCATAGTAACCTGCAACACCTTCAGCGGTACTTGATGCCCCAATGCTATCGTAGAAGCCCAAGTGACTCTCCCGCAATGACTGGATAGGGATTTTGGTATTTCCGCGAGTTGGCAGATAGTCTTTAACGACCTATTGTATATATGCTCGTCGATACGCGGCACTTCCATGCCATTGCGTTCCAGAACCGCCAACGCAGGTTTCAGCAGCGTAATCAAAAACGTCTCTCCAGTCTTCGTGCGCTTTGATGTGTAGCGGATTTTGCCGTTGTCTCTGTTGCAGAGAGCGAGGTCGAACTGCATGGCATCGCAGTAACTCATGCCCGTATATGACTGGAAAATAAACAAATCCCTTGCCCTTACCAATGCCTTATCCAATAGCTTTACGGCGCAGAACCTATCAAGTTCGTCGGCTGTGAGGAAATCGTGCTTGATGCTCATGTCGCGCTTGTAATGGAATTCGTCATAGGGGTTAGCGGCTACATATCCGAATTTCACCGCGTCATTGATAATGGCTCTGAGGCGTTTGTGGAGGTTTTCGGTGAAGTCAGCCTTTACGGCCTTGGAGTGAGCGACTTCATCCCATAGGATAACATTCTGCAACGTCACATCAGAGAATTTCTTTATCTTTCCCCATTCCACCAAGGCATTATACACTGTCATGTAGCCTTTTCTGGTTCCTGGGGATATGGGCTTATTCATCAGCCTCTCATAGAAGAAATCAATGAAACTGCCATTCCTTGCCTGCTCATTCTTGTTGAGCCTATCCTTCAATCCTTCTATGCTAAAACTGATTCCTGCCTTAACGCAGTCATGCGCATAGTCCAGTACGTTGGTCTTGATCTGGAGAATGATATTGTTCAGCGATATTGAGTTTTGATGCCTGATAACAAGGCTGTCGCGCTCGTTCCATTGGTTAGGCGTTATCTTAATGCCAGTAGGGAGGTAGAGCCTCTGCCTATCATAGTACACTTCAATGCTTACTGGAGCGAGGATATTGTTATCCCGCTTCAACTTACCGCCCTTTGACCTGCTAATTACGGTTTTGTTCTGGCGGTCATAGATGGCGCGAACATTCGGTGATTTTGTCTTTGCGCCAAAACATCTTTTTTTCTCAGAGTCCATAATTCCTATTTTTTAAGTTTCATTTTGTGATACCAAACCCGTTTTTGTGATACCGTCTTATTCAATTTGTGATACCGAATCAGATTTTGGTAGCACAAAACTGATAAAAACTGATATTTACTGATAACTTTTGATTCACGGGCGAAGACCGCTTCTACGCCCAAAACACTTGTGAAACCGTTATAAATAGGAACTTTTCTTTTAAAATGGGGAGGATTGGCTACCTCCCCTAAGTGATCCGTTTGGGATCACCTTTTGCCACTATTTATTAGGGTTTAACAATGTTTGGGTGCAAATTGAGTGCAAAATCAGAAAGTGCGCACAGCTCCTAATACTTTAAATACCTTGAATACATCTTCAATTCTAAAGTCCTGATAGTCGCCGTAGCGAGGTTCTTTGTTCTCTGGAACTAAGCGGATGCAATTCTCATTCTCTGAGCGCACAACCCACTTTATAGTTCTGAGACCTCCAGTTGTAATGATGCCGTAGATTTCACCATACACGATGTCCTCAACGCCTCTTTCCAAAGGCTGCAAGCAGATTTTGTCGCCGCTGTTGATTCTCGGTGACATGGAATCGCCGGTAATGTTACACCATAGATTACCTTTCTTATTATACGGCTGCAAGTTGATGTAGTATGTAGGCGTTGTTGTCTGGTCATTCCACATTTCATCGAAGCCGCCCAAGAAATCCACGTCGTAGTATGGCACTCCCCGGCTTGGGTCTTTGGCTATTGCAATGGCTTCAACGTCTTCCTCAGAGAAAAACATTTCGCCTATGCCATCCTCTACCCACTGCCAGTTAATCGTAGGGTCATTGAGATTTTCAGCCATAGACTTTAATAGTTTGTGGCTGACATTCCGCATTTCCATCGGCTTTTTCTCGCCCTTGACTCTGGTGTTGAAGTAGCCATTGGAAACACCACACGCTTTTTCAAAGTCCTTGGTTGTCATTCTGGGATGACGATCCAAGTACACCTCCTTTAACTGGAGCAAACGCATCAATGAAGATTCCCTCGGAACTTCATCTGCTTTTCCCTTAATCTGTACTAATTGCGAACCCATAACTTGTTGAATTTAAATTAATTAATATTGGAACTGTTACATTATATTGCTACATTATCAATCTAAATTTCCGTTTCAGAATGATAAAAGCAATTAAAAAAAATACATTTTTATTATCAATCTCTATCAAATTAGAGAAAAATCTATTATCTTTGCAACCGAATTCCAAACCAGTCGGAAAATCAGTAGAGAAAATCCTGCCATTTCACAATGTTAGAGATTTCTGCTGCAAAAGTACGAAAAAAAATTGGAATATCAATGAAATTATTGAGAAAATAATAGAGAATGATAGCCTTTGAGTGCATTTTTAACATTTGCAAACGGAATAGGTATCAATATTAAACTAAAAAGAATACGATTATGGAGAAACCAATGAACGGTCATCAGACCTGCGAATATCTGGGAGTGAGTTATCCAACTCTACTTCGCTATATTAAGCAAGGTCTTCCGTGTTCAAAGCCAGCGGGTCGGCTGTTCTTTTTCCAGAGCAAAATCGACGAATGGCTTCAGAGACAATAGCATTTACGCTATATCTGGCAACGGTGGTTTGCCATGCAGGGTTATCCTGCAAGACATGAGGTACGTGTTACCCGTTTCGGAATACTCAGACAGAACGTGTTTCTGCTGCTGATCCCAACTAAGGGAATGAGAAGAAGGACTTACTCAGGTGTTCCACTGACGTAGCCCATACGTCTGGCGAAAACTGACGGCATAGCCTAAGAAGTGAATAGCCTAAATGGGTTGGAGAGGTAAGTTGCTCTTCTAAAGCGGAGGTCACAGAGGGCTGAGGCATAAAAACGTAATGAAAGGCTAATATGGTTTGAAAGAACTTATTGCCTGTTCTTTGGAATAGGCATACTCTATATAAGCCTGCGCCTCATTAAGTTGTGGCGCGGGTTCTATGCGGACTTAGTTCAGTTGGTAGAACATCGGTCTCCAAAACCGAATGTCGGGGGTTCGATTCCTTCAGTTCGCGCCAACCACATAAGGATTTTTTGTGAACATAGGCAATTCTACTCCACCTGCCTGAGAAGGTCGGTGGCTTTCTATGATTTTTCTTTTCATGCCATATATATAAATTATGGGTATCATAATGGTGTGTAGTTCGGTATGTCCGAATATAAGCGATGGCTTTAGTACCTTTTTTCTCATACGAATCGAAAATATTGCATTATAAACCACCTAAGAACTTGGGGGTGGCTGAAATGTAGAATGCCGGAGCGAAAGAACGTGGTAGCGCATGATCACTGCACATTCATAGGCTTATGGTGTAATGGTAGCACAACAGGTTTTGGTTCTGTTAGTTGGGGTTCGAGTCCTCATAGGCTTGCATAATTCTTCTGACTTTCCATAAGCGAAGATGTCGGCGGCTACTCAGTATGTCCGCTATCAGTTTGCCACAGCAGCGTATGTACGGCCTTTGTTGTTTATAGGCTTTCCCTATTGGAATTTGCCCGGTTCCCCCGATTTGGGAAGGTTACGAGGACAGAGGTCGCTCCTTTCTTACGAGGCTACGAGACATTAGGGGTATCGGCATACCCTTGCAGTGGTGGTCGCCGACGCACACAGTGTATTAGACGTTGACACTAAAAAGAATAAACGTCAAAGCCAGTATGAGAGGACTGGCAAATCGCGGAATGGCGCAGTTGGTAGCGCGTTAGGCTCATATCCTAAAGGTCGCAGGTTCGAGTCCTGCTTCCGCAACTATTATTCTGGAGAGTTGGCTGAGTGGTCGAAAGCACCTCACTGCTAACGAGGCATACGGAAACGTATCGGAGGTTCAAATCCTTCACTCTCCGCAAGCACGTTGTTATGTTTCGCTACCGTAGAACGTGACAGAGCCTTGCAACGGAGATAGACGTGCAATCGGTGAAAGCCGAGGTGCTTGTTATCCTACTCGACTTTCGAGACGTTGTTGAGGCTTTTCCTTTGAAACTCTTTTTTGACGGCTTGGAATAAATTATTGTTATGCGCCCCATCGCAATACGGCGGTGGGGCGGTTGGTTATTTCGGTAGCGGGTTTTTCTGAATGTTGTGAGTCATAATGATATAAGATTTGTTTTAGTAGATTAGTTTTTAAGTAGTTTGTTTGCCTCCTTGCCCGCGATGGGTAGGGAGGTTTTTTTATCAGTTGAATCTATGAGTTACAAAGAGCAGATGCAGGAATGGCTGAAAAAGCATCCGAATGCCACCGTTGAAGAGGCATGGGTGGCAGGTTACAATACCTGTACCGATAATTGGTGTCACGGAAAAGTGGCGTTGTTTGAGAAGTGTAGGGAATTGCTGAAACAGATAATTGAATAAATACAATTAGGATATGGAAAAAACTTACATCGGGATTGACCCCGGAAGCATAGGCTTTATCACAGTCCTTTTCCCCAATGGCGATAAAGAATTCTATTCCATTGAGGAAAATGACGATCTCAGTCTTGGCAGAATCATCAAGGATATAAAAAAGAGGTCATGGGAGGTCGTTGCCTGCATGGAGCAAGTTCATGCCATATTTGGCAGCAGCGCAGGCTCTACGTTTAGTTTCGGAGAAATCTTCGGCACGTTGAAGGGATTGCTCATTGCCAACGAAATACCTTATATCCTTGTGCCTCCAAAGGATTGGCAGAAAGAGATATGGATTCATCAGGACGAAATATACGTCACTAAGAACCGCACAATGACCGACAAAGATACTGGTGTTAAATATCAGAAGAGTTATAAGGCGGTTGATCCAAAGCCAACATCTTTCAATGCAGCCAGACGCATTTTCCCAAGCGTTGACCTCAGAAAGAATGAAAGATGCAGAAAGCTCGACGATAACAAGTGTGACTCGCTACTTATCGCTGAGTATGCAAGAAGAAAGAATCTGTAATCCATATACTGATATTCATTCGTAAATAACTTGTTGAATAGTTATAATTTGGAACTGCGTTCTGCTTGGTTGTGAAATTAGGCAGAACATTTTTATTTTTTCTTCTATGATAGACGTACTGGAAATAATCAGAGAAATAACGGATAAGAAGCGAGAGGATAAGATTGAGCCAACCAATGCGACGTGGAGCGAGGTTTCCAAGGCCGTTGAGGAAAAGACGAAGCAGGAAATCAACCAACTAATCACCGACAAAAAGCTGATATTCCACAAAATGCTCAATTCCTTTAGTTTTGGCATTGCAGAAAACGACCAACAAAATCAAAATAATAATGGAGAATAATTTTGTAGCAGAGCCTATCATTATAGGACTCGACAACGAAACCTATCATCGTGGAGAGGGCTACGATCAGTATCTTTCATCCACTCAGATCAAAGATTTCCTCGTATCTCCTAAATACGCAAAGTATAAAAAGGAGCATCCAGAGGAATTTGTCATCAGCGATGATGCTCTTGAATTCGGCTCTATGTATCACGCATACATGGAAAGCCTCTTGAATTTTGGAAACGACTCTGAGTTTGCGAAACAATACCATTTGTTTGAAGCTCCAGTCAACGAGAAAACTGGAAAGCCCTATGGCAGAGATACACAGAAGTATATTTCTGCTTTAGAAACCGCGAAATCTGAGCACCCTGATTGGGAGTTTGTTTCAGAAGAGCGCGTTGGTCTCGTAAAGACTATGGTAACTGAGCTGCTTGAAAATTGCGGAGAAACCTCAAAGCAAGTCAAGACCATCTTGAAGCAGGGGCAGTCAGAGGTCAGCCATTTCGTAGAATATGAGGGATGCAAATTCAAGTTCCGTCCAGACGTTGAAACCAAGCGCAAAATCGTGGACTGGAAAACCGTGTCTCTGGAAAACCTTCACCCAGGAGCCATTGCCAAAACCATCACGAAGTTCGGCTATGGCATTTCCGCAGCATTCTACCAGTTCTTTGAACATGAGCAAAGCGGGGTGTGGAAAGATTTCTATTGGGTCTTCCAACAAAAGACACCTCCTTATGATGCTGTCATGGTAAGTGCCGAACAATGGGCTTACTCATACAACAAAGAGTATGACATGGTTAGCATGGGACCGAGTGCCTTGATATTCAAGAAACTGCTTGACCAATATATTGAGTGCAAGCGGACTGGAGAATATCGCGGTGCTGAAATCTTCATTGAGCCGGGATTCAGAGGTCATCGCATTATGAGCGTTGATGCTCCCAACTTCAATACGGAATTTAGGTTTTACAATAAAAACGAATAACAGTTATGGCAGAACAAAAGAAAAATGAAGCCCAGCAGCAGGACGCATTTGCAGGGCAGGGTCAAGGTGGCGATGGTCAGCAACAAGTAGCCAACGACGGCCAAGGGCAGGCGCAAGCTCAGCCCGCTAATGATGGTGGTGCAGGTACGCAAGGCAAAGCCGCTGCTGCCGCACCTGCCAGTGGTGAGGAAGGATTGGTAAAGATTTCGCAGGGTCTTCCACCTCAACTGAAGCCTTTGCAGAATTGCTTTACCGCACCATACAAGACTTTCCTCCAGAACGGAAAGAGCATACAAGACTTGCAGCGTGAGTGTAACTTCGCAGCACAAGCCATGTTAGCCAATCCCTATCTTATTACGTGTGCTCAGAAGTTCCCAGATGACTTCGTGAACGCATTGAAGAATGTAGTATTGACTGGAATGACGTTGAACCCAACGCTCAAACTGGCTTACCTCGTTCCTTATAAGGGTAAGGTTCAGATGCAGTCATCGTATATGGGTAAGAAGAGTTTCGCCATCAATACGGGTCTGGTGCTCGATATTGAGGCTTATCTTGTTTACAAAGGCGATACCTTTGAGATTGAGCAAGGTACAAACGCTCACATTATCCACAAGCCTAATCCTTGGGGTAAGCACGATCAGAAGGATATTCTTGGTGGTTACTATATTATCAAGTACCCCAATGGCACAACCCAATTCGATACCATGTCATTCGACGAGATTGATGGCATCCGCAGACGCAGCCCATCAGTAGGAAAAGACAAGCAATCGCCTTGGGACACGGATTTCACGGAAATGTGCAAGAAGACACTTATCAACCGTGCCTATAAGCAGATTCCGAAGCTCGAAATGTCTGAGAAAGCCCGTGCAGCGTTGGAAATCCTCAACCGTGTTGACAATATGGCTGCTGCTGATTCCAACTATGGTATCAAGAAAAAGAATGACGGCTTTGATGAAGCCGAAGAGGTTGAATAATCATGGAACTATCTGGTAAAGTTATAGCTGTACTCCCTGCGAAAAGCGGAGTATCTGCGAGGACTGGCAATAACTGGATGACGCAGCAATACGTCATCGAGATTCCCGGTCAGTACCCTAAGAAGATGGTCTTCGAGGTGTTTGGTGAAGACCGCATCAAGCAGTTCAATATCTTGGTCAATGCGGAAATCACCGTCCAGTTCGACATAGACGCAAGCGAATACAACGGCAAATGGTATAATGCTATTAGGGCTTATAACGTTGTTCATGGTCAGCCCACTCAACAAAGTGCCGCCCATGCCCCTGCCGCCGCACCTGCGCCTCAGAACCCACCTCAACAAGCGGCAGCACCCGCACCTGCCACAAGCCCATTCCCTCCTGCGCAAGAGCAAGGTGATGGAGAGGGTAGCGTGGATGACCTCCCTTTTGATCATGGGGCTTATGGGCGTTAAAGTCTGTAAGCCCCATCTTAAATCCTACAAATATGCAGCATAAAGTATGTTTTAAGTGCAATCGTGATTTGCCTTTGTCTGAGTTTTATGCTCACCCTCGAATGCCAGACGGACATCTGAATAAGTGTAAGGAATGTACCAAAAAAGATGTTCACAATCACTATGAGAAGATGTCTCAGAATGAGTCATATATGAATAAAGAACGGCTTCGAGGTCGTGAAAAGTATAGACGACTTGGGTATATCTCTAAACCAAGCAGAACGATGGCTTTGACTTCAAGCGGTAGTGCAAGGAATATCCATCGTGATTTAAGAGACATTGGTGTCAACTTAAAAGGGATGGAATGTCATCATTGGAATTACAACTTTCCGCGTTCCGTCTTTGTCCTATCACGAAGAGCGCATAAGAGATTGCACAAGCACTTGGAACTAAATACTTCTACTGGCATATTATCCACAAAGGATGGAGAGCAAATCTTGACAATAGAGCAGGCAAAGAATGTTTATAAAAATATTCTAAAGTCTGAAAATATCAATGAGGAACTTGAAATCTATGACTTATCCCAGGAGCCGTGTGATTAAGTTCGCACGGCTCTTCTATTTTCGGGGGTATTCTGGTTTTGATTGCTGACGGAAGGTAAGAAATCGTGCAGGCAGTTATGCCTTGAAATAGCAAAACAAATAAATGCAAAGGTTGTCAATATGACTCCCTGCGCTTCTCTGCGTGCAGCAGCGTAAGCGCACTCGCGTGTGACTTGCGAAGGAACATAAAGGTCACGGCTTATGGATTTCCTTGTTAGACAACAAACAAGGTGGTGGAACGCTCGCCCGATATGATGTCTGGTCAGCCCCAACGCACGTAACAAGTTTCTATAAGATGTCAGTAAGACAGCGGTTCGACTCCGCTTACCTCCACTAAGATTATAGATTATGGATATAACGATAACCAACGCCTTTCTGGAGCGATTCACACCGAATGAGCAGTTGGTTATGATTCAGTTATTGCTTAGTGCCGATGACTACGGCATTGTTGAATTCAGTGATAGAGTCATATCCAGAAACACCAATGTACCATATCAACAAGTAAGAACGATACATCAGAAGCTATTGCGTGAGAAAGTTCTAATCAACGCACAATCTAACGCAGCAACTAACGCAAAACAGAATTTTGTAACATTCAGTAAATGTGATAGTTACAGAGGTTTTAAGAGACGAACTAACGCACAATCTAACGCATTTGATAACGCACTTGAATCGTTTGAAGAGATATGGATATTGTACGGTAAAAAGGTAGGGCGCACCAAAGCATTGGTAAAGAAATGGTGTGAACTACCATTTGAAGATAGGCAGAAGATTTTTGAATTCGTTCCCGCTTATGTCGCTCTGACAGAGGAATCGTATAGAAAGCAATTCAGCACATTCCTCAATCAAAGGACATGGGAGAATGAGAAAATCTATACCCATAACATCGCAGTTCCGTTTGGCAGTTTCAATCCCAAGCTCGTAGAGGACAAAGATTTGTTTCCTCAGTTTGTAGAGCGATATAACATGAAGGTCAATGGTTCTGGAATCATCAAGGTAAATATTCCAGACGGATTGACGGAGAAACGCCGGATATTATTCAATATAGCATACTGTCTTCACTTCCACAAAATAAAGACGGTCATAGAAAATGCTATTAAGAATCCAAGACTGAACGGAAGTTCTGGATTTGCCGCAGATTTCGACTACATCTTTGAACCCGATAATTTCATCAGAATTTATGAGGGTCGCTAAAACATATCTATGCAAGAAGTAAAAATGACTTTGCATGACGAGCATTCAGAAATGCACGTCGTTGGAGCCTTACTAAGTAGCGATGAAATCTACTACTCAGTAGCCGACAGAATCAAGCCATATTTCTTCTACAACCCCAAAATAGCGAGAACTGTTAGGATCATAATAGACCTCCACAACAACGGAGAATCAGCAAATATCGTCACGGTATCAAATCATATACTTTCGCACCCAGACGTAAACAACCCTGAAATGTGGGAGATTGCCGAATGGTCAAGCACGGCAATTCTTTCCGCTTTTGCAGATGCCTTTGCCGTCGTTGAAGAAATGTATGTGAGGCGAAGGTATTTCGCCCTTGGTACGAAACTCATGGATTTTGGTACGAATCCAACATCTACATTTGAGGAAATCCAAAAAGAAATATCCTCTGTACTCGAAGAAGGTTCTGAGAAAAAGAAAAGAGTAAAGTCACTCCGCGATGCCAACAAAGAACTGAAGCAAAGAGTAATTGACAATTACGAAGGAACGTCTGATACGATGATTCCTACTGGCTTCAAGGAAATAGACGATAAAGGCGGTTTGCAGACTGGAGATTTCGATGTCATTGCAGCAGAATCTTCGCAAGGTAAAACCTCCCTGCTAACCTGCATGATGGTTAATGCCGCTGTTCATGGAGTGCCGTCAATGCTTTTCTCAATGGAAATGCAGTCATCCCAGATTGCCGCGAGAATAGCTGCTCCAAAAGCGAAAATCAGCAGCGGCGTTATTCAATACAAGAAATTGAGTGACTGGCAGATGAATGAGTTTTCACAAGCCATCAAGCAAACCGATGACCTGCCTATATATTTCGATGACGAATCTACGGTTAGTTTTGACAGCATCGTAGCCAGTATCAGAACCAACGTAAAAAGACTTGGGATTAAGCTCGTAGGAATTGACTACCTGCAAATCCTTACTGCTACTGGCAAAAATACAAATCAAGAGCAATTCCTTGGCTATGTTTGCAGAAGGTTGAAGAATCTGGCAAAGGAATTACAGATTTGCATCGTCGCCCTTTCTCAGTTAGCGAGAAATATCAATGACCCCAAGCCTACCGTCAGCAGAATCAGGGCATCGGGTCAGATATTGGAGGCTTGCGACTGCGCAATTATGATCTGGAGACCATCTGAATATGGCAAAGGCTATGACGAATACCCAAGTGTACCGACACAAGACACCGCTGAGCTGATATTTGGTAAAGGCAGAAACATCGGTACATTTACCTGCATCGTTGGTTTCGACAAAAACACCACAAATTTCTACAACTATGAGGGAGAGGTGAAAAAGGTCGGAGAAATCAAGATAACAAGTAAGAGCAAAAAAGAAGATGAAAAAAACGAGGCAGACCCATTGCCAACACCATCGCAAGGGGAATTGCCGTTTTAGTTGAATTTTATGGATAAGAAAGAAATACTCGAATACTTCAACAAGAAATTCGATACCGATCTCAGTCGGAGATTGCGCAAGTTCCGCGAGGAATATGACGAATTCCTTCACGCCTTTGCCTTTGAGGACAGAGAAAGCCAGGTTGACGAATTGGCTGATATGGTGGGTGTGCTCTTCCACATCGCAGGCATATACGGCTATGACTTTGACGAATTGTTGGCCATGGTGGTTGATAAGGTCAAAGGCAGAGAGAAAGACCCGAATTACAAGCGCAAGCATCCCCATGTCGAAAACAAGGGTTGTGAGTAACATTATAGGAATAATGTAGCCGATGGATATATATAATAAGGTATATAACGAAGACTGCCTTACTGGATTGAGGAAACTCCCCGACAACTGCATAGACTGTTGCGTTACTTCACCTCCCTACTTCGGACTCAGAGACTACAATGTTGAGGGTCAGATAGGACTGGAGCAATCGCCTGCTGAGTACGTTGCTAAACTTACTGAGGTGTTTGCAGAGGTATATAGGGTGTTGAAGCCGGAGGGTACGCTATGGCTGAATATCGCTGATAGTTACGCGGGTTCTGGAAAAGGAGCAGCTAACTATCCCGAAAACGCCAAAAAGTATAAGCAGTCGAGCAATCGCGGTACGGTAGGCAATCGAACTGGTTACAAATACGTTACCACTTGCAAAGACAAAGACCTTATCGGAGTGCCTTGGATGACCGCTTTTGCCCTTCGTGACAAGGTAGGCTTCTATCTTCGTAACGATATTATTTGGGAAAAGCCCAATGCCATGCCTGAGAGCGTGACGGATAGGCTTACCAAATGCCATGAATACATATTCCTCATGGCAAAGAGCAATAGGTATTACTTCGACCACGAAGCCATCCAAGAGCCTGCTGTCAGTTACGACGGACGCAAAGACCTTACGACCAAAGGCAGTGAAAAATACATTATTCCTATAATGCCACACCATAAGCGTGAGGATTTGGCGAGGCATGAGGGTAGGCGTTGGCAGTTTAAGAACTTGCAGGATAAGGGTCAGACACCCAACACCATGCACCTAAGACGTGCCGATGGACTGCCAGATAAGCAATATCCAATGCGCAACAAGCGCGATGTCTGGTCGGTGAATACCAAGCCCGATAAGGTTAGCCACTTCGCCGTATATCCAGAAGAGTTGATAAGACCTTGCATCCTCGCAGGCTGTCCGAAAGACGGCATCGTGCTTGATCCGTTCATGGGTAGCGGTACAACGGCTATGGTTGCAAGAAAGTATGGCAGGAACTTCTTAGGCTTTGAACTGAATCCCGATTACATAAAGATTATTGAGCAAAAGATTATCGTCTCACAAGACCTTTTCGTGTAGTGTGAGGCAGAAAGTAACATTACCATAGTAATGTAACGTTATGAAATATACGAAAGACAACCCCTTGAAAGTCTTCACTTCCTTTTCTGGCTACGATTCTCAGATGATGGGGCTTATCCGCGCAGGTGTGCCGTCGATACTCGTTGGATGGTCGGAAATTGATACCTTCGCCATACAAGCCCACAACGCAGTTTTCCCCGAATATGCCGACAAAAACTATGGCGATATATCGAAGATAAACTGGAATGAAGTGCCTGATTTTGACCTATTTACAATGAGTCCACCATGCCAAGACTTTTCGGCGGCAGGACTTGGTAAAAGTGGTGAGGAAGGTAGTGGCACAAGGAGTTCATTACTATGGGAATGTAGCCGTGCCATTGAAATCAAGCGTCCGCGATACATCTTATTCGAGAATGTCAAGGGCTTGCTGAGTGATAAGCACCGTAAGCACTTTATCCGTTGGCAGCTCAGATTGAGCCGATGGGGATATAGCAATTTCTCAAAGGTGCTAAACACAAAGGAGTTCGGTGTTCCTCAGAACCGAGAGCGCATATTCATGATCTCCATTCTGAAGAAAGACGGTGAGCCAGAGCCAGTGTTCAACTTCCCAAGGCCGTTTCCTCTGGAAAAGCGGTTGAAAGACGTGTTGGAAAAGAACGTTGACGAAAAGTATTACCTCAGTGACAAGATGCTTCAATACTTCATGCGTGTTGATGCCGATAAGTCTCACGGTCATAACTTCACGCCTAAGACTGGCGATGACGTTGCTTTTACCATCCGCACGGCTCCTGGCAATCGTGTTGATGACAACTTCGTTGTAGAAGGAAATACCCCCCCCAACTCTGGAGAGTAGATGACTTAGAGCCGATTAACACTACGAAGGATGGTTGTTCTGTAACCATTACTGCAAGCGAGAAATATGCGAGTGCAGTAAATATGATTAATACAGCACACTATCCCCATACTGGAGTAAAAGTTTATGGCAGATACATTGACCGGCGGCGTGAGGATGAAAGCGATCCTTGAAAGCGGGAGGGTTAATAAGGTTGGTCAGTGCATCGACCTCTATAACCAGAACGTCATTGATGATTGCTTCGTCGCCATAACCACAAGAGTAGATACGAGTAATTTGTATTGGGTAACGGTAGATGATATGAGAGTTGTAAAACCATTGAATCCAGACGATGAAGGTCTGTGCCGTACCCTCAAAGCCCAATATGCTAAGAACGGTTTCCAGAACTTCTTTCGTGACGGCAGCTATGCCGCAACTGGAGTGATAGAATTTGATGATGAAGAAATGAGTGAAGAGACGGCAAGGGTATTGCAGATAGGAAGCATACGCGAAGGTAGCGGTGATTTCAAGAATCAGCAGCCCGGACGTGTATATAGTGCTGAAGGAATCTGCCCCACCATTCTGAATACCGATGGTGGTGGTATGCAGCCCAAAATCATAGAGCCGCAGGTGCTTGCTCCCAAGCGCACGGAATTCGGTAAGAAAATCCGCAAAGCCTATGAAGCAGGCAAAGTGAAGTTACAGCGCAACGACGTAAGAACATTTGAGCCTCGCAACGACGGCATCAGCAACACCATTACAACCGCTGAGAAAGACAATATATTGGTAGAGCCTATGATTGTCGGCTATACCAGAGACCGCGTTACTGGCGAGGTTACGGATAGGCATTTGAACGATGTCGCCAACACCATTCATTGCAGCAGCGGTGGCGGTGGAAACACCGATCAGTTTGTTGCAGAACCCGGGTTCAGAATTAGGAAACTGACGGAGAGGGAATGCTTTAGGTTGCAGGGGGTGAGTGATGACGACATCGACAAAATACAGAATTTTAGGGATGAAAACGGCAAAGGTATCAGTCGAACCAGACAATACGCAATGGCAGGAAACAGCATTACCGTTGACGTTCTATCCAATATCTTCCGAAAACTATTCATAGAAACTGGCTGTGAAGACGGTCAACTTTCTCTGTTCTGAATTATTTACTTAAAAACCAATAATTATGAAAGATTTATTGTTTAGCGATTGGCGGCAGTGGCGAGTATGCTTCGTTGCCGGACTAAAGAAATGCTTATCTGGATTTCTCAAAATCCTTTATTGCATCGTGTTAGGAATAGCCAGTGTGCTTGTCTATGTCGGCAAACAGATAGAGGCTTTCTGTAAGAGAGAATTATGGGCTTCGCTGATTATCGGTACTCTGCTTGTATTGATGTGTGTGGGTTGGATGCTGACGTTCGCCAATGAACGAGCCGCAAGGGTTGGTGCAGAAATGCAGCGTGACAGCATCAGTTATGAGCTTATGAAGTACACGCAGTTCTATGAGGGAAAGAAATTCTTCCTAACCAACGACTCCAATCTCTATATCATCACCAACGACACCACGACAGTTTACGATGAAGATGACTAAGGATGGTCAGTATTACTACGCTCCGCATCGCCGACAATGGGGAGTGTGGCAATGCCATTACGCAGGCAACGGTGTTACATTCGGTGATTTCGTGAAGGATTTCCCGACGAAAGAGCAAGCCCGCGATTTTGTCTATGAAAAGAACGGTTGGAAAAAGAAAGAAAATAATGAAGCTAAAATACAAGAAAAGAAATAGCCCGCGTATGCAGTCGGCTATCAATAGGGTGCTGACAAGTGTGTATTCGGTGCTTTGTATTTCCTACCTTGGGAGATATAGAATCGTATATGAGCCGTATTCATCAAGAAACCTTGGTGTGAGCATTATCATGCTTGCTTATGGTGCTGATAAATACGATGTCCTAAACAAACTCTGCTGCCCCTACAAACGAGGGATAATGAGTTTTGTCCGTTGTGACATCAGGCATCGGTCACGGCTCCTGGATTTATTGTTGTTGTTATTGTTGCTGACTTACCTATGGCTTATGTCACAACCAATCATTTACGCGGTTGCTGAAACCGTTTTCCGAATGAACACAATTCACTTATAAGTTAAAATTAAAACATAAAATTTTATGGGAGTATTAAAAAGAAATGACTTCATCGTAGAGACAGACAAGAAAGGGCGATACGTCCGCACTATCCTGCCTCCGCAACGCTCATTGATTCCAGACTACAAAATAGTCAATGGAAAGAAGGTTTTTAACGGCTATAAGGTAGCCCCGAAAGGCTATTTTCAGCCGAGCCATGTTGACGGCACAAACAACGAGATCGCTGATTTCGGTAGGCTTTATGCCCGTCGCTTCAGACACAACAAATGTAAGAGACGTTATCATTAACCCACTTAAATTCAAAAAATTATGCCAGAATTAAATTTGAGAAATCGCAGTGGCTATTGGATTGAAACCAACATTGCGTACAACACCACTAACGAAAAGGGTGTTCAGAAAGAGATTAAGGAAAAGTATGTAGTTGAGGCTATTGATTTCGGTCAGGCAGAAGAGCGCATCCGCAAGGAAATGAACTGCGCCAACCGCCAGATCAAGATTCTCTCTCCTATGGTTCGTCCTAAGTATGGTGAGATTTGCTTTGCCGACAACACCGAGATCGACACTTGGTTCAAGGTGAAGGTAATCATCACCGAGGAAGTGGAGATACGCAGTCGCAAGGGCGGTGTCCGTACCAAGACCAAGGCTGTTAGCCATTTCCACCTCATTCAAGCCACAACCGACGAGGGCGCACGTCGAGCCATCAAGGAGGTTGTGTATAAGGATTCTACCGCTGATTGGGAGATTTCCGACATCAACAAGACCCGCATCCTTGGTGTACTGGAGCGCGAGAAGCATCTTGACAACTTAGCCGAGGAACGTGCTAAGAAAGAGCAAGCCGACGCAGACCTCAAAAAGTAACGAGGTAGGTGTTTTGTGGGGCGCAGGAGATTAAGTTTTCCTGCGCTTTCTAATTAAAAATAGTATGATATGAGTGGAGGCACATTTGAGTATTGGCAGAATCAGATTGAGTATGTCATTGAGAGTATCAAGGAAAAGATTCAGAAAAGCGGTAAGCCCATTCCCGAAAGGCTATGGGATTGGTATATGAGACAACATCCAGAGTCACGCTTTGGTACTGAATACTCTGAATCTGCATTGAGAAGGTTTGAGGAAGCCATATACGCATTGGAGAAAACATTCATCTACACACAACGAGTAGACTGGCTTGTTGCCTGCGATGACGGCGAGGACTCCTTTGAGGAAAGGCTGAAAGAAGAGTTGGAAGCTCTGGATAAACGCAGTTGCATTGGCGAGAACGGAATAAGGTATATTCCCGTTGATCGCAGTGTCAACCCCTTTGATGAAGACGAAGATTTATAGCATAACAATTAATTAATAACTAAAGGACTTATGAATAATTATCTGATTTGGGTCGTAGCTACGATTACTGGCGGTTATCGCGCTTATAAGCAGAAGCCAACCCGCGACACCACCAAGCAGCAGTGGCAAGGCGATTACGATGCAAAGGGTCAGGTTGCTCTTGCGCATCTGGAGGGATTAGGTCTCTCGCTACCATCGTTGACGTGGGAAAGCGAGCCTGTGCAACTTAACATTACGTTGTCATGGGAAAGCGAGACGAAATAGGTGAGCGCATCAAACGCGCCTACAACCATTATGACGAAAAGATTAAGCAGGAGGTTATCAATGCTTACGTCTATGGCAAGGAAGGTATTTACAAGTTGGGGAGGAAATACGGCATCAAGCCTCAGACCATCTATCTCTGGCTAATGCTTGCTAATAAGACGAAGAAATACGAGCCTCCGAAACCATTTAACTTTATGATTTCCATCAGCAGAGGTGGGAAGGTAAAGGATTTGAAGGAATGTGCTGACATTGAGACAGCAAATTCCATCCGCGACGAGTATATTCAGAAAGGATATGAGGTTGATATTTCCGAACTGAAATAACAATTTAGAAGGTAGGTATTTTTATGGAAAATTTTAGTAGTGGCCAGTATTTCTGTGAATGGTGGCCAACAGGCAGTATTTATAAAGAGCGCACAGATTACGGTATCATCTTTTACTAAGCAAAAGATATGAAGCAAAACATTAAGAAATTGCAGTTGCAGGATTTGTTCATCGGCGCATGGGTCGTTGAGGAAAACGCTTTTGGTCGCCAGAGCATCCCCATGTACGTTAGTTGTCTTTTTGAGGACGGTGACATCTACCTTGATTTCAATGGTAATGAGGCTGATCCTTGGGAGGCTAAGATTGAGGACATCAGAGGCATAAGAATTTCCTCTGAATCCATGCAGCATTTCCAGTTCAAGGAAATCGACCATAATGTCTTTGAGAAATCCTGCGAGGGTTTCAAGGTTGTAGTCAGTATTATCGACCATCAGCAGTATCGGCTCGTAAAAGCAACCATCAGACATGATGAAGGTGGTTTCCAGATCAACGAGAATATCATCTATATTCACCAACTCCAGAAATTCGTATTCGAGAACACAAGAAAGCCTCTGGTACTGGAGTACGAATAACCAACACCAAATAAAATATGAGTAGTCTTAGATTGTTTGTCACCCGTATCATCAAAGACGAGTGGCCTAATAAAGTCGTGGGGAATGACACCGTTCCCGATGGCATTGTCACCAATTTCGATTATGAAGAGATAATTATATGTGGCGGTGAGCCGTTCGCATTCAAGAAAAATCTCGAAAGGCTTTTGCAGGCTTTGTTTATGCTGAGAAAATCCACTGGCATTGAGCGCAAGGTCTTAGTCGAAACCAGTAAATGCGATTTTTGGGCTATTGACGATGTTATCAAACTCTGCGATGGAATTGTCTGTACCCCGAAGACAAAGGAAAACATGGTTTGGTTCAAGCAGCTAAACAACGAATTGCTGAAGCGGCAGAATATCGGCAAATTCGCGGGAAAAACCATGAAACTGAATATCCTGCCCTCAACGCGGGATTTCTTTCCAGAGAATCTTAGAGTTTGGGAGGTTCAATATCTACCCGATGACAATATAGAAACCGCTGTGGCAGGAGATTTTTGCCGCATCGCTGAGCTTTGGGAGAGTGATCAAGGTTGGTATGACCTGACAAGATGATAACATTTTACGGATAATGTTGCTATGAAAATCGGACTCATTGACTGCGATTCCCACAACTTTCCAAATCTGGCATTGATGAAGATTAGCGGATGGCACAAATCCAGAGGCGATGTCGTTGAATGGGCGAAGCCAAAGCATGAAGTTGTGCAAAGCGACCTCTTCAATACCGTTGAAGCACCAACCAAAAACGAGTATGATCGTATCTATGCGAGTAAGATATTCACATTCTCACCCGATTTTGATAGGAATAGGTATCATGCCAACGAGTTTGAGTTGGGCGGTACTGGCTATGACATCAAGAAGTGTCTGCCAGAGGAAATAGACAAGTTCCTAAAGCCAGACTATTCGATATATCCGCAATATCCGTTTTCCATCCAGTTCTTTTCAAGAGGCTGTATTAGGCATTGCCCTTTCTGTCTCGTACATGACAAAGAAGGTGGCATCCATCCCGTAGAGCCGATGCAACTCAATCCCAATGGCAAATGGATAGAGGTGTTGGATAACAACTTCTTTGCCAGTCCGTCATGGAAATCTGCCATTGACTATTTGATGGCTGCAAAACAGCCAGTCAACTTTCATGGCGTAGATGTCAGAATCATGGATGAAGAGCAAGCCTACTGGCTCAACAAACTGCGTCTGAAGAATAATATTCACATCGCATGGGATTTGCCTCAGATAGACCTCACTGAGAAACTGAAAGCCATTGTCAAGTACATCAAGCCCTACAAAATCACCTGCTATGTGCTGATAGGGTTCAACTCTACCAGAGAACAGGACTTGTTTAGGCTCAATACGCTAAAGCAGCTCAATATCCTGCCGTTTGTTCAGCCTTATCGTGACTATTCCACGAATAGAGTGCCGACGCGGTATGAAAAGGACTTACAGCGATGGGCGAATAGGGCATGGCTATTCAGAAGCATTGACTTTGAGGAATATGAGCCGCGAAAAGGCTTCAAATGCAAAGCCTACTTCAACGAAACATTATCCGTATAATGTAACCACATGAACAACATTATTATTCTAATGTAGCCTTATGAGTGAGGAACTACAAATCAAAATTAATCGCGCTATCAAACTCCTGCAATCAGCAGCGGCAAAGGCAGCAGAGGCAGGACAACCGCTTGAACTATGTTATAGCGGAGGCAAAGACTCAGACGTTATCCTTGAACTTGCTAAGATGTCTGGAATAAAGTACAGAGCCATATATAAGTGTACTACGATTGATCCGCCAGGAACCATCAAACACGCTATTGATAATGGCGCAGAGATAGTCAGACCAGAGGAAACCTTCTTTCAACTGATACGTCGCAAGGGCTTACCTTCGCGCCTTGTGCGGTTCTGCTGTCAAATCCTCAAAGAGTATAAGATTCTCGACTATGCCGTTGTAGGCATTAGGAGTAGTGAGAGTAAGAAGCGCGAGGAACTATACAAAGAGCCGGAGCAATGCCGCGTCTATGCCAATAAGGATAAGGTCAGACAATACCTGCCAATACTGGATTGGACTGACGATGACGTTACCGAATTCATTGGTGAGCGAGGTATCAAGTGCCATCCACTATATTACGACGAAAACGGCGATTTCGACGTTAAGCAAAGACTTGGTTGTATGTGTTGCCCTCTGGCATGGAGAAAGCACCGTATCGAAGAATTCAAGAAGCATCCGATAATGGTAAGGCAGTATATCCGCAATGCCAGTTACTACTTCGACAACCACTATAAAAACAATAATCGCAAAGGAGAGACCCTTTTTAATAACGTCTATGAGTGGTTTACGATGACCGTTTTCTGCGAGTCTATGACTGAGTTTCGTGAGAGGTTTGGCAAAAACCTATTCGATGAAGCCGTTGACTGCAAGAAATTCCTTGAAGACTACTTCAAAGTAAGCCTCGACGGGCTACATTAGAATAATTATGTAGCCCAATAACCAATTATCTGAGATACATTATGGAAGTAATGAAACCGTTATCTGAGGTGCATAACTGCGATTGCATGGAGTTTATGCGCTCTCTTCCAGACAAGTTCTTTGACCTCGCCATTGCCGATCCGCCGTATGGGATAAACGCCACTCAAATGAAGATGGGCGAAACCAAAGGCTACGAAAGCACAGCCAACCGATTGCGTAAGGGCAGGCTTAACAGCGGCGCAGGCAAATTGAAGAATCGCGCATTGAATCAAATGAACTGCGATTGGGATTTTGAGCCACCGTCGCAGGAATTTTTCGATGAACTGGAGAGAGTGTCGAAGAATCGCATTATATGGGGTGGAAACTACTTTAACCTGCCTCCTACACGCTGCATCGTGTGTTGGGATAAAGAACAGCCTTGGGAAAATTTCTCGCAAGTCGAACTGGCATGGACTTCTTTCGATAAGCCCGCAAAACTATTCCGCATGGGTAGTAGAGGCGGCTCAGTGCCAGACATGAGGGCTTACAAAAAGATTCACCCTACGGAAAAGCCAGTTGACCTATACGCATATCTGCTGAAAACCTTCGCAAACCCCGGGGATAAAATATTTGATCCGATGATGGGTAGCCAGAGTAGCAGGGTTGCAGCCTACAAAATGAGATATGACTATTGGGGCTGTGAGATAGACAAAAACTATTTCCGTGACGGCTGTGAGCGTTTCGATAAGGTGTGTCTGGAGCGAACTACTTTGCCAGACGGCAGGGTCGTGGAGCAGCTAAACCTTTTTGAGTGACATTACTTCCAGAATGTAACACAAATCCCAATAATTATGAAAATAGAAATTGATTTTTGGATTGCCATAATTTTCCCTATTGTCGCAATCCTCTTACTTCTTTATGTCGATTATCAGCGACGGCGATCTATCAGAGACTTTGAAATCCATCGCAGAATGGTAGAAGACCTAATAGACCGAAAGAACCGTAAACCAAGATTCAAAGTTGGTGACACCGTTATTCCAGTAGCCCCGAAAGAAAACCTTTATCGTGGAAGGTATGGAACGGTGGAAAAGGTTGACGAAAAAGATTTGACTTGCTTAGTCAGTTTTGACGGCTTAACCTACCCGATTTGGGTGGAAGAATATCGTTTACAAAAAGCAGAAAGGAGATAATTATGGCACAGCAATGCGAACACCACTGCCAACACTATGGCAGATGTATGCACCAACGAATTGGTGGTATCTGCGTCGGATGGGAGCCTTATCCCGAAGACGATGATGACGAAGACCCTATTGAACAACAGTTAGAACGCTCAACCTATTAAAATTATGGCAAAGAAAAAGAAAGAAACTACTCCCGTAGATGACATGAAAGCAGCGGTAGACGAAGCCAGAAATGCGCAGACTATCACTACAAAGACAAGTGAGGAACTATTGGAATTGCTGAAGGCTACGAAGGTACGTGACTTCAACGGCATGGATAAGATAGAGCAATTCCAGAAAGACAAAGGACTCACGAAACTTGATTTGGCTGCTGTACTTACCTTGTTGGCTGTCTATGTGCCGGACATGAGGAAAATGGTATTTGCAAAGGATTGCCAGATAACCTTTGGAGAACTCATGGACTATCAAGAGAGAGCAAGGCTTAATTTCCTCATTATCCATCGCGTCAACTACATCACGCATCAGTCAATGATAGATGTCTATGACCTTCTGGAAAAAGCCAACAAACTCCGATTCACCGTCAAGAAGAATTATCTCCGTGCCGAGGAAGCGTATGAGAGGTATGAAGAGCCGCGAAAGAAAAATATTGAGAAAACGGCTTGGTTTACGATGCAGGATCACTTGCGCATCAGCTACGACACCGTACACCCAAGAATAGAAAAACTCTATGAAGCCATACGTGACTACATGATTAGGTTGGGTTGGCGCGATGTCGAAATGAAAGGCAGGATAGAGGTTGCCTTGCTCATGGCGAAAGCAGCACACCATAGCTTCGCCACTTTCTTCAAGGATTTCTACAATGCCTGCAAGGTCGATTTCTCTGGTGTCTATGCCAATGACCGACTTACCGATATGACAAAGCATTTTGTCGCAATGTCTGAGTCGTTAGGCATAAAGGTGGAGAAAGACAAGTACGGCTGCTTTGACGTAGCCGGATTTGATGGCGAAAAGAACCAACGAGTGCAATGGGCTTGGGATGATTTCATTTCCGATTTGCGCGATGACGATTTGATGGATGAAGCAGCTCAGAAAGCCATTGAGCTTAATCCAAAGGCAAGAGAAGAGTACAAATCGGCCTTGGAGGATGAAGAGAGGAAACAGAACGCCAAGACTGCCGAGAAACTTAGCGAGAAATTTAAGGTAACTAAAAATAAATGATTATGAACGTAATTGCAATCACACCGAGAGTTGGCGAAAAAGGCGTAATCCGCTTTTTTGCCGGATATAGAAGAAAGTTTTTCTTCTGGTCAGAACCGATCCTCACTCTGAATGCTGACGAGGCAATCAAGATAGAGGGTGATATGGATGCCATTGATTTGGCTTCTATGCTCAACGTAGGCTTCAAGAAAAAGTGTCAAGCCATCGTGTTAAGCCGTGCCGAACTGGAGAAATTGAGTAGCCAGAAGTTCTATGCCATAGAGTGCAACGGCAAATGTGAGACCGTATATTATTGCGGCGAGGAATTGGTCTATGACAAGAACCATAAAAAGGTCATGCGCCAGATTCCTCAGTACGACGGCAATATCATGCACTGCGAATTCTTCAAGGGCAGGAGCAATGCCGAACTAACCCTCAACCGTATCAGATGCTCCAATACCGAACGTGTGTGCATCCGCGAAGTCTATCTCACTGAGAAAAACGACTTCACCATTCCCTTCGTCCTATTCGCTCTGAAAAACAAGCAGACGAAGCGCACAAGATATTTGAAGGGTTATGATCTCGATGGCAAACCCTCTGACAGACTCTTTTTCGTTGACTCAATGGAAAAGGCATGGAAAGTGGATATTCCCACCATGCAGAAAGTCATTGACGATATTCATGCCAAGCACAAGATATTCTTGGTCATGCCCCATATCTATGACGGCAAAGATATTCCTGCCGACAAATACGTTGACAAGCGTACTGGAGTAGATATTACGTTCAAATTTGACAATTAGGGCTATGGCAGAGTCTAATACAGATGTTTTGGATTTCGCAAAGGCGTATGCCAAACTCACTGACGAAGAGAAAAATATCAGCTATTGCCAGAACTGGCTTGCTATGCTGAGAAACGCAAATAACTTTTCGTACTGGTTTCCTAAGATTGTGGGATTGCGGGAAAAAGGCATATATGTTCCAAAGTCATATATCTCCTTTGTGCCGGAAGAGGTTTATTTGTCGTTTTTCATGGAGCAAGCAGGCGATAGGGAATGTGTCGTTAATTGGGTCAAGCGTCGCCTCATGCCTGCCATTGAGAAATATTTCACTGAGCAGGACATCTTCATAAAGAACGGCTGTTTCAGCAATAAGTTCAACTTCAATAAGAACTGCCATATTTTCCAGAAAGACAACGTATTTGATATTGCGGAGAAAATCATCAATATCATGTACGATGGTCTTTGTCTCGATACCGACGGCTTTACTGAGGTCGTTATGAGGGAGTGGATAGAGCCAGAGCCAGGAACCAAGACCATCTACAACGGTATGCCGTTCCGTCCTGAAATGCGCGTATTCTACGACTTCGACCAAAAGAAGGTGTTATATACCGTCAATTATTGGGATTGGGATTATTGCCATGACCCCATCTGCGAACGCAATGCCGACGATGCCGCCGTCTATGAATCCGAATACAAGCGTGAGAATGAACTTGTTGAGGCTTTGGGTAAGAAATACCTGCCACTGATTCAAGACGCGCTATCCAGTGTTAGGATGCTTGGGAAATGGAGCGTTGACTTCATTCTGGAAAAGGATAGGATTATTCTCATTGACATGGCGGTTGCTCATAGGTCAGCGTACTACGATCCGAAAAAGATTGCCAATGAAGAATGACAAGAAAAAGGAAGAAAAAAGGATAGCGAGGAATGTTTCTTCTGCCTACGCCACAGAGATAAGGCAGAAAAACACCCTTGCTTTCCTTGACAAATTCGGTGAGCATAATAGGATATGGATTCAGCAGCTCGCGGATGCTTTCAGAGCCAGAGGGAAATTCGGCTTGCATCTGTTCAGCCTTGCAGACCACTACGACGATCTGAGGGATAAGGAGGTGGCAATGTTTGTCAGCCTCCTATTTGCCAACAACGACCAACTGCTGATTCAGCAGGGTACTATGCTCGATATTTTGGGTAGTCATCCCTACGACTCTATGATAGCAAAAGGCGGTCTGTCTGACTTGACCATCGGCGAGTTGCAGAATGAAAGACTCCCAGGAGCCTTCACCCGGAACTTCCACATCGCCCATTTATTGAGCAGGGTAAGGGAACTATACGACGAATACGGTGGGATAGAAAACAGCATCCGCGAAGTACTGAAGGAAAACAAGTGCTTTGACCCGTTTATGGCGTTGTCAAACCTGTTAATGGGTATTGACATCAACCAACGCCAGTTCAAGTTTAACCTTCTGCTGATGATAATGGCAGAGACGGATGGCTTGGGAATAGGCGCATGGAATTTCCCCGAAAAACCGCTGTATTGCCCCGAAAACAAGGCTGTCATTGAGTTTCTGGAGATATGGTTTCCAGAGTACCATAGATGTGGGCTTACATTCGATAAAGCCCTAAATTACTTTGGCTTGCGCAGGCAAACCGATTTCTATTATGCTTATTTGGGATTTGAGGTATTGAAAAAAGTCAATACCGACGAAGTGAAGAAATATGTCAGAATGTATCAGCATCGCTTTGACATTCGCAAGGTTGATCGCCTCTACGACCTGAGAAACGCCGTGCCGCGCATCTTCTTTGAGCCAGAACTGGAGTGATGGAAAGAAAGATTGGAGAGACGTTTTACGACAATGGCGTAAGACTAACGTGTATGGGCGTTGACTACATCAACTGCAAAGGCTGTTACTATGCAGCAGAACCGTATGAGGGTAGTAAGCTCTGCACGAAGAAATGGGGATATGTCGGCGACTGTGCCGCGAAAGACCGTTCTGACAAGACAAACGTAATATTCATGGAAACTGGAAATCCAGTTACCCAGACCCTGAATTTTGACTTTTAATCCAAATGCCTTTCATTATGAAGGGGTGCGGAGTCGAATTAACGGCTTCGTACCCTATTTTTTTATTGCAGGCGCATGAACTTATATCCGATGTCGCCGCTTTTCAGTTGCAGGTTGTTGTTGGAAATGAACGTCACCTCAAAGTTGATATTTGCGGAACTATTGTAAAGGCGTAGGGGTTTGGTGGTGTTTGCGCTATTCCATTCCCAATTACTGAATTTCGGGAAATCTATTGAAAACTCCATGACTGCCCCGCTGAAGCTATCAGTATATTTCTCCTTGCTGTCACCGCTTACGCTGCAACTACCACCAGACTTTATTGATAGCGTGAGGTCGCCACTTACCTTTTCCCAATGGTCTTCGTAGGCATAGCCTAATCCCGTCCATACCTTCCACACCTCAGTAACCTGCCAGTTACCGATAACTAACTGCGTCCTCTGATCTGGTGGGGTTGTAACTTCGTCATCGCCGTCGCTTCCACATGAGGCGAAGAGCATTGGCAGTAATGCCAGAAACAATAACTTTCTCATAACCGAAATTTTATAATTTGAAACTTGGGTGCAAAGATACGAAATTAATCGCATCCCTGCAAATTTTATTGATTAAAGAACGCCATGGCCTCACTGCCGATGTTCTGCGTATCGACACAGATATAGCGCGATGTCATGGTTTCGTTGCCGTTGTGGTTCATTAGTTTGGATATGGTGCTCAATGGCACATTCCTCTGAGCCAGTGCTGTGGCAAAACTCCGACGTGCGGTATGAGAGCCAACGAGTTCGTACTTCGGGCGCACCTGCGTCTTACCATGATAATATAGCTTGATGGGGTCGTTGATGCCTACGGCTTGACAGATACGCTTGATAATGCGGTTGTATGAGGGTCTGGAGTATTCCTTTCCTCTTTGCCTGAAATACTTCAAGAAATTCTTGTGCAAAGGCACTGAGGTTTCTACCCTCGTCTTCTGCGACACATAGACGATATAGCCGTCAACGATGTTGGCTTCAGTCATCTGCTGAATATCCGAACTTCTTGCGCCACAATAATATTCACACAAGAATTGAGCCTTGACAGCCTTTTCGTGCTTGTTTTTGGGCTGATACTTCTCAATGAGTTCGATTTCGGCAGGAGTGAGTGCTACGTTCTGGCTCGGCTCCTTTCGTACTGTCAATATCTTAGAGAAATTGGCATTCGGCAACATTTTGTTGTCGCAGTTCTCGTTAAGAAGGGCTTTGAGGATATTCAGATACACCGATGCCGAATTAGCAGATACGGTGTCGCTGATATAATCCCGGATGATTGTTAGGTTGGTGGTGGTGAAATCGCTCCATTGCACCGTTTCCTTATTCAATGCAGCCACCACATACTTCAAGATGTGTATGCGCTCTGGTGTCTTGCAAAGGAACGCTCCGACGAAGCTACTACGCCATTCCCTAAAACTAATACCTCCCCTATGATCAATGAAGGGGGATTCCAAAATCTGAGTCAGTACCTTGTCATCGTACTTGCCGCCCAGATGCTTTCTTAAATCTTCGATTCCCATAACTTGTTGAATTTGATATTTTGGTTACTACTAAAATTGATATTTGGTGAAGCAGCAAGCGATTAGGCTTTAGCTGCTCCTTTGGATTACGCCTGCTTTTCCTTGCGCTTTCTTTCTTCCTCGCGCTCTTCAGCCAACGTCTTCTCGATCTGACGTTGTGTGTCCTCTCCGATTTTCGTGGTAAGGATGCCTTTCATCATCGCCACAGAATCCTGCACTTGGTTCTTCTCTTCATCGGAGAGGTCGAGTTGTCCGAACTTGTCTTCCAATTCATTGACCTCGATAAGAGTCTGAAGGAGGCCATCGTTTCTGTCAATTTGCCAACTGTTCATAAATAATTGATTTTAGAGGGTTTAATAAATACTGATAACACTAATAATGTGCAAATATACGAATAACATTCGATATTTTATGCGATTTTGGTAGAAAATCATTAGAGTCGCCTCGAATATTTCCGAATGTTTTACAAAATATAGAGAGTAAGCTCTAAAATTGATAGAACCTACTCGAATTTGCCACGAAATTGTGGCGGTCTAACCAAAATTCAAATTATGTATGATTTGCGAGTTATGGCAAAGATTAATGGCCATAACCCAATAGAATTACAATTCGCCGTACAACTTCTTGTATTCGTCGAGTTCTCGGCGCAATAGTGATATTTGAGCGCGTTGAGACGTAAGGAGGTCTCGCTTTTCATTGAGTAAGCCCTGCATAGCCGTAACCATGCCCTCATTGGGCTGCTTGACTTTCTTCCAGTTCTCGTTCTCACGTTTTAGGCGGTCATTCTCGCCACGCAGTCGCTCATTCTCTTTCTCCAGTTGTTTGGCGTAGGTTTCAAGGGTTTCATTCGCAGAGGTTAGTCGGCGATAATCCTTGATAATGTAGAGCATCCTACGCTCGTAGGGCAAATCGTCCTGCGGGCGACGTGTCCTACCCTCGTTCTGTTCTTCGTTCTTTAACATAATCTATACTATTTTAGTCAGACAAATCAGAGTTGTGTCACATAGATTTCTTCGGCCATGGTGTCATGTTTGAATATGGTCATCTTTCTTCCAGTCCATTCGCAGGCATTGGGATGATCACGCCATTCCTGCAACTTATCCAGACACTCCAAGAAAGATAATCGGTCAAAGTCAATCATCTTTCCCATATTCATTTGCTTTTCTTCATCGTTCAATACTCTGCCAATGCCGTAGCTGTCATTGAGGTTGGAAATGAGGAATGGACTCGGCTCTTCAGCCATGTCGCAGAAAGCCGCCGTAATCGTCTCATATTCTCCGATGTGGGTAGTATATCCACAACGCATAGAAGACGGCATTGTGAGGCTTTTACGCGCCCAATCGCACATCACTTCAAACGGATAGTCGAGTTCGCCGGAATGGTCGTACAAAAGAATAAGTGTTACGCCACGCCTAACGCCCACCAAGCAATACCAGACATCGCGGTCTTCGATATTCCCAGGAACCGTGCGCCATACCCTTAAATCGGATAGGTGATAGCGGTTGGAATAGGTGTCGAACCACTGCTGACATTTGCTCTCAAATTCTGGAAACGTCATAATTGGTTTCTTCATAATCTCTTTACTTTAATAAATTCAGCACTATTGCTTTGCGCTTCCACCCTCAGTTAAGACGGTGAAAGCAATAGAGATTACATCATGGATATGCAAGGCACTCCGTATTCGTCAATGTTGTTAATCATTCTATCAGCAGTGGCAAATGCTTTTTCCAATGTGTCTTTATCGTACTTCCCTCTCAGGCGATTTTCCGTGAGTTCGCCTTGCTCATGGGAAATTCTGCCAAGCATAGCCATCTTATAATAGAAGCAGTCCTCAACAACCTCGGTAACGGTGATGTCGAGTTCGGGGATTTCGATGGCATCTAATACGGTCATTTCTTTGCTTCTTTTTTCATTTCCTTGTCAATAAGGCTCTTGATGTAGCCGCTGAGAGTTCCGTGCCTGCGACAGAATGCGTCCTGTTCCCTCGTCAACTTGATAGTGGTCTGAATGTTGTCGGGATCATAAGGCAATGCCTTTGAAGAATTGAAGAATAGGTCGGGATAGGCTTTTGCAGCCTTTGACTGCGACAGCACGATACATTCCTTATAGTCCGGCTCGGCTTTGCAGAATATGTCGCTTGCCTTTAACCTAATCTCTTGGGTCTTGGGAAAATACATAATGCGTTGGTTGCGCTGCATATCCGCAACATCAACACGCTCACCCTTTTTGAGTTTTGTCGTTTTGTTCAATTCCATAATCGGTGCAAATTTAGTGATTATTATTTAATGTGCAAAATATTTAATTGCATATTTAAGATATATTTGCAGGGAATGAGGAATTAACCTCATTTCCCCCATAGTTCAGGCTGCTACGCAAACCTCTTTCTCCACAACCTCCGGCTCTGGATTGAGCACGAATCCGCGTCTCTCGTCGGCAGTCTCTTCGTCGATGGAATATCCTTGGCCTTCGCTGTCAATGCAGGGCATGACCAGAGTGATGTCGAATTCCTTTGAATCTAAGAGGATGGCTTGGTTGGAGTTGTCGATCCACATTCCTTCGGTCTGGAATTTGAGCATCTGGTGTTTAGCTGCTCCGAAGCACACATCTTTCGTTGCAGGCTCAACCAGTTCAAACTTAGCCTCGATATTCTTTCCAAAGTCCACGTCGGTTTCGTCGATATAGAGGTATTTGCATCCCTCATAGGCACTGAGGATGACATGGTAAGCCTGCGATTTCGCCGCCTTGAAATAGTTGGCGAATTCCTTCTGAGCTTCCTTTGTCAGTCTGAGGTGCTGATAGTCGTACTCGAATGGTATGACACGATGCCAGTTGGGATAACCGCTACCGCTATCCTCGAAACTCTGCAACACGCTCTTGATCTTCATGTCGCCACAGCAGGCAATGGCGGTGTCATGCACCTGCATTTCCTTGCGGCAGTAGAATTCAAATTCTACGGAGTTACCATTCTTCTTAGCATAGTCGCAGATTCTTTCCCAATCCTTTGCCGTGAACAATGCCCTGAGAACATGGTCGTAGGGATTGTTACGATGCACACCAATGACATCGGTTGTGATTACGGAAATGATATGTCCGTCTGAAGCTACGAAACTGACTAACTCGGTGTCGAGATTCACTTCTGCCAACACGCAGTTCAAAGCGGGTCTGAATTCCTCCTTTGACGTACACTTAGCGAGTTTTTTGGCGAGGGCAGCGTTGTCGAAGGCAAAACCGATGGTAGTTACCAACGTCATATCCACCTGCTCTTCGTAGGCGAACATAATCTCACCCTTAACCTTTGCCAATGACTTCCAGTATTTCAGCAGGTCGAATACCTGGTTGATCTGGAACTGGCACTCAAAGCCGTCGATTTCGATGTGACAGACATCGCCCGCGATTGTTACTATGGTATCGTTGAATGCGATATTGAGGTCTGAGCCGTTTTTCGTTAGCTGCTCCACGCTCACGGCATTACCGCACTTTCTGATTTCCTCACGCAGTTTTGGACTGGCATTGCAGGCATCAAAGAACAACTCGTTAGCGAATCCGTACATAGCCTTGAAGATGGCTAAATCTTTCTGTAAATTTTCCATAATTGTGATTTTTAAATGTTGTGACAATAGCGTCGTACTTTGCAGCCAACTTAATGACTGCAAGGTAAATCAGTTGTTCATCCAGTCCTCAAAGACTTCAAGGTTTGCGGTGTCGGTGTCGAGGTTGTTCCAATACATCGTCACGAAATCGCATACATGGCAATCCTCTGCGTCTGGATATTTCTTCTTGATTTCATGGGTGGCGTGTTCCTTCCAATCCCATCCGTCCTCAATCTCCTGCGTCTTGATGGCTTCGTAGATTTGCTTGACTGAATCATCTGACATATCCTGCATATCAAAGACAGTCGCATCGTCATTCCCTAATTCGTAGTCGGCACAGAAAATATCTGCGTAGTCGATGTCGCGGCTGAAATACTTTGCAAGTAAATCATGTCCGTCCTCAGTCTTAGCCATTACTGGATTTCTGAGCACGAAACTGCGATCACCATGCGTTACGAATTCGTGGAGTTCGACAATCATCTGCTCTTTGGCAGAACGATTTACTTTCATAATCTCGTCAAACTGAGTCTGTGCCTGCTCCGTTACGTCTGGAATGATACCGCAACTTGCGAGGTCTTGGAGGAATTCAATGATTTTCTCCACTGCTTCCACACCTTCATAACTGAGACTGCCATCGCCATTGAATGCTTTGTGGCATCCCATGTCATTCTCTAAGATTTCTCTTAATGTAACCATAATACTGAATTTTAATTGTTCTGACAAAATCGTCGCAGTGTGGGAGAAAATTAATTCTCCGCACACCTTTCACCTAAAATTCAATTATGGACTAATTGATGTCGATAGAGAGGGTGTTGTACCACGCATACCTGCCAAACAATTTAGCAATGATATTGCAGGATGCTTCGTAGTAGAACAAAAACCTTGTGTACTCGCCGTTTGTCATGGCGAAATTATGGTTCACTATATTCCGCATTTCAGCCCAATATTCTCGCAATAGGCAGTTGGGCTTTGTGTGTGCGGCATAGCAGCCAACGAGATAAATGAAAGCCTGTTTTTTGCCAGACTTCTTGCGTAGGTTCTGAGCATGGTCGAAAACCTCAACGATTCTTTCTTCGTTCATAATTTATAATGTTTGGTTAGACATAGCGGATGCAGCGGCAGTTAAGCCAGAGCATCCATAGCGTTACTCCACAACGCGCTCAACGACGCGGCTGTTGGGGTAGACTTTCTCTCCAGTTCTTTCGTCGCGGCTTTCGGCAATTTCCTGCGCCTTTTCCGGCGAACTGAACACTCGCGCCAAAGTCTTCGTTGAAGACGGCACATCTTGAACAATCAGATAAACTTTCTTTTCTTCCATAGCAATTACTCTCTATAAAGTTCAACATAGAAAAAGAATCCACCGATTTCTACCTGCATCGTGCCTCTGATGGGCTTCCTGCGGGTTTTGGGGTCACGGATGAACAATTTGTAGGCATAGTCGTTGTTGTCGCAGAATCTACGCATATTCGTGAATGTGCGCATGGCATCGCGTTTCCTGCTGAAACTCTGCTTGCGATATTCATCCTTGATAGTTGGGATATTGGTCTTTACTACATACATAGCCGTAAGTTTTAATTGATTTCCACTTCCTGCTCAATATCCATGAGATAACCTTCTTCGCCACAACACGGGCAAACATCTACGTCATAGTCAACGTACATTTCCTTCCCACATTTATTGCATACAACGTGGTCGGGTCTGGAATTTACTTTTGAAAAGTCCTGAATCATAATTAACTGAATTAATAAGTGAATAAAATAGAGGTAGGGGAGATAGTTAAATCTCTCCCTGCCAGATTTCTGGGTAGGCATCCCAATACCAATTCGCATCTTCATAGCGTTTGCCAAACCTGCGAATGAGGTAGTCACGTTTTGCACCTAATGGCAACCTCTGAGCTTTGGTCATAAGGTCATCGCAATCTTGCAGGCATTGAACGTACTCCCTGCGATGCTTGTAAAACTCTGGAATATTGTCGATGCAAAGAATCTCGATGTATCTGCCTTTTTCATCATCCTGCTTGCGCGTCCATTCCTCACAATCTTCAAACGAACTGACTTTCTGACCAATCATTTCAGAAATCCATTGGAACATTCTGTCTTCGTTGTCGAAATGGTGGAAGCATTCGGTGGCAAAGTGTCCAATGTTTACGCGGTAGTGGTCGCGTAGTGGGAATTCATCATGCCAGACTAATCTCTCACCTTCGTCAATAAGAATATCCACGCATCCTTCATCATTGTCAAAGAATCGTGTTGCACAATCTTTGTCGCAGAACGCATCTGTTCCGTCAAAGAGATAGCCAGAGGAAATGAGTTTGCCACAAACGCTGCATCTGCGAATGTTTCTGGTAGAAACCACGTCGTAGTCAAGTTCCCACATTTCTGCCACGAAGTCAACTGCCTTTCCTATTTCTGTCTTTCTGAGGAAAGAAATGGTGTCTGCATCTTCGACTTCATTTAAGTGGTCGATGTAATCCCTTACCAACTGTTGTGCGCTGATGATTATGTTTTTGGGATAACCATACTCGCCGTCTGGGTCGAATTTAATTTTTACTCTCATAATTCTTGAATTTTAGGGTTAATAGTGCCAGGAGCCGAAGTTAATCGGCTCAATGGCTTACTGATAGAGGTTGTTTGATTTAAGAAACCACTCCGCATTCTTTTTGAGCGCAATGTCAAAGCCAATTCCTATTGACTGAGGGCATTCGTATGCACCCTTTGACATTATCATTCGGATATGAGTGATCGTTTCTTCCTTAACCTTTTCTCCGTCATAACCAAGAGAGGAAAGACGTTCTCTGATGTATGTCGGATTCAGGTATTTGTTTTCGTCCATTATTACATAACGTATTCGGCATTCGTGTGCGGCTTGGGATATGTCTTTGCATGGTTCAATGCTGAATTCTCTGAAATCCTCAACATAGCAGCCGTTGTCAATGCCGATGTCGTAACCATCATCATCGTTGTCATTCTCGGTAAGCGTAATCTTGAAGCCAGTATATTTTATCCATTCGTTATACTCTTCAACTTTACGCTCTGGAATCTCTTCTACGATGCAGTGTTTGAGCGAGTAGGTTTTACTACTACTCATAGAATAGTTGTTCTCTTCATCGTTAAATTCAACGTGAGGTCTTGCGTATTTTCTTTCAAGCATAAACTGAATACCTCTCGCCAATCCCAACAATTCTTGTTTGTTGCCGTAAATGAGGGTAGAATGCCCTAAACATTTCTCTGGGCTTTCCCACAACCCGAAATCGGTGTGCTTTATATTTTTCTTTGCCATAATAAATGAATTTTGGTGAATAAATAATAGGGCTATATGCGGATATTATTCCGCACATAGTCAGGCAACGCGGACAATGATATTCGCTTTGTCGTAGTGCCAATAGCCATAGGTTGAGGTGTCGCCAACCTCCATTTCGTCGATGGGCATACTCCACTCCTTTTCATCTGGAATTTCTTCCTTAACTTCTTTCTCGGTCATAAGGCGAACGAATCTGTCACCATCGCCATACTTCGTGCCGATGACACTGAAAATCTTTTCATCATCTGAATCCTCAGTAAAGGAGAGGATTCCGTTTTCATACTTTGTCTTCATAATCTTCTGAATTTTGGTGAATAAATCGTGACCATTTCGAGGATTAGCGCGAAATGGTCTGGAGGAATCAGAAAGCAACCACTTTTACTTGGTTGTCGGCGATACATTCTTCATAGGTGTCGTAGAATTTCCTCGGCTCACGCTCGTAGGATTTCTTGTAAACCTCGTAGTGCCATCCGTCGGCATCGTTTACGAGGTGGAATTCACTCAATGCAACGTGAACCCTCTTAGGCATGAATCCATCCCACTCGAATTTCCATACACCATCGTAGCCATATCCGATAGAGCTGTACTCATGCGTCAATTCCATGCCGCATTTTTCTGCCAACTCTTTTGCATCCACGACATACTTCTCAATGGGTTTGTCGTTGATGCAGTCTTCAATGGTACGATAATATTTCTCGGTATTGTGTTTTCCGATGTACTTCTGCTGAGGATTGTCACCCTGCCCTGCAATAAGCAGCCAGACATAGGATGAATCACTTGAAGAGGCACCGATGCTACCGCAAATAAACTTCACGATTTTAACTGCAATGACAGTTTTGTTCATTCTTACATAAAGAACGTCGCCAACATTGGCATCCAATAACATAATTTTTTCCATAACTTTTTGAATTTAGAGTGAAACATTAATGTGGGAGTGCGGAAATTGATCCGCATTTCCCTTAGTCAACAATGCCGTTGCCGTAGTAGAGGTCGAAATGCCGTGCATCGGGCATAAGTTTCAGCCAGAGATAATACATATCACTAACCTTATCGTCTTTGAAATGATAACGATGTCCGTTGCAATAGCGCATGGTATTGTTTGACTTGAAGCAAGTGACAAAAACTTCGTCCATTGTTCCCTCAATTTCGTTCTCGGTCTCGCGTACAACTGTCTTGGGATAGACGTGATGGCAGGGAATACCACCTTCAACGTCTGGATAATTCCAAGTCTGCTCTTCCACTCTATATACCAGAATGGCTTTGAATGGTTTTCTCACGTTCTCTTTGAGAGCGATAACGTCTTTGATTTGCTCATAAGCAAGTTCAAAGCCAAGATACTCGAAGCCCGAATTGTATCTCCAATGCCCGGGTTCGTACTTCATTTCTCGCGTGATTTTTCCCATATCCTTTTTGCCGTCATGTATTGGCACGAAAGGAATGTTGTAGAAATCCATCACATACTTCAATTCCTGCTTGGTTTCAATTTTCAGTTCCATAATTTTTCTTTTTTGGTTAGACAATGGAAGAGAAAGCAGAAATTGATCCGCTTCCTCCTAATTTTCCGTCTGCCTTTTGTAGCCGCTTGGTGGCGGCTTTGTCGGCAGACGGGTTTCGCGGTTGAATAATTACTGAACCGGGCGCACAGAAAAACCGTAGAACCGATAGTTGTTGCTCTGCGGACTGACATCAGACGCATTGAAGTTCAAGTAGCGACCATACGCTGAGGAATTCAACGTAGATGCCCAATAGAGGCCGTCCGACCCACGATAGAGCAACGTCGTACCATTGTAGTAGCCGGACGCGGGGAAGAAAACTGAATTGCCATTAATCTTAGATGTAAACATCTGACCATAGACACCATCAATTTCCTTCCATTCGTGTTCGCAGTTGTCGCAGAGTTCTACGAAGTCATCGTCAGTCGGCATTTTCCATCCGTCTTCAAACTTGAAGTTGCAGGCATCTTCGTGGGTGAGGTATAAACCTGTTTCGTTGGGCTTGGTAGCACCAAGGTTCATATTCGCCCATTTTCTGCCAGAGGGCAATCCCAAGTCAACAACCTCGAATGGTTGGTCTTGAAGTTTTACGGAGTTGATGTCGCCGATTCTCTTGCGGAGGTTTCGGAGATAGGTGTAGAGGCCGTCAGCCTGCGTGTCAAGGAGTTCATCTTCCACGTCTTTTTTAATGAGGTGGTTGTTGATGACTAAGAATCTGGCTTTGATTTCATAGAATTCCTTCAGCATAACTTCTGGATTCTTGAAGTCATAGACCTCGATAGTTCCTGCATTAGCATTTGCTTGTGCATTTGCTTGTGGTCTGAGGATTGAGCCGCCATCGTTAGCGATAACGAAATCCAATGCGTTCTGCGCCTTGTCACCGAATTCTCGGTAGAGTTCAAGGAGAAAATTTTGTCTCTCTGTCATAATTGAATGTTTTTAAATTAATAAATAGGGTTAAAAAACTCTCGAAATAGGCAGAGAATACGAAGTTAATCGTACTCTCTGGAGTAGATTTAACATGGGATTCCGTTCTCACGAAATTCGCGGATAAGACCGAATCGTTTTCCGATTTTGTAGAAGTGGTCGCCTGCTTCAGCAAGTTCGCCATAGGATAGATTCTGCTCACTTGCTTCTAACTGCCAATCAATAGCTTCTTGACGTGCAGATTCTTTTCTTTGTGCGTAGGTCATAACTGAAAATATTAGGTGAATGAATAAATTTAGCGGCCATGGTGAGATATTTCGCTCACCATAACCAATCAGAAGTTGCGTAGCTTTTCCATGAAATCCTCTTCGCAGTCAAGTTCTATCTCTGCATATCCGATGTAGGAATGCACCAAATTCGTGCGCTTGTTTCTGACCTCGTAGAGATACTTGTATTTCCAGTTCGTAGCAATGGTGGATTCAAATAGCTTGTCTGGCTCCTGGCATTTCTTGTCAATGTATGCCTTTGCCTTTTCCTCAGTGGAATACACACGTTTCAATTCCCTCATTGTTCCATAGTCAACGAAAACGGCATAAACCATCCGCTTTTCTGGAATCATAACGCACCACCAACCACCATCTAATTCTTCATCGTTGTAGTCTTCAACGAATTCGCAGAGATTGAGGGTTCTGGATTTGAAACTGTCAGAGCTGATGTCGTATAGATGCCATTCTTCATCTGGCAATTTCCTCAACTTTTCAAGGATTTCTTCGGGCTTGTCAGATATGGTGTCAAATTCATGGCGACCATATTCAAGCGAGTTGTCAACTTTGTAAAATGCTAATTTCATAATTTGAATTTTATTGGTGAATAATTTGCGCCCATGCCCTCAGTTAAGAGGGCGCAGGCATTGTCATAGATTTGGATCATCCATGTCGTAGAAGAAACTCACGTACATTCCGCTTTCATAATCAATGAATTCAACGCGCAAGCCCAAATTCTGCTCGTTTTCCCATGACTTGAACTGCTTTTTGTAGTAGTCGCAGATGTCTTTCTTCGTATCTTCATAGTCTTCCATGAAGGGATTGTTGGCAAGGATTTCGATTTCTACCTTGTTGTCGCCAAAACTCCATTTCGCCCTGACGTAACCCTCTGCATTTACGCACTGCGGATATTCTTTGTCGAATACCCGAACAAAGCCAACCAAATGTCTTAGCCCTTTCTCACGATGTCCTTTGCCCTCGTAGAAGTTGCCGAATATTTCATTGGCATCCTCAAAGGCATCCTCGACCAAATTCTTGTTGTCGATGGGTGCAGGGATAAAATTTCTCTTTTCCATAACTCAATCTTTTTAGGTGAATAATTTTTGTGGCTATTGGTAGAATTAACTACCGAATAGCCTTTTGAGATTTGGACGTGATCGCAATCCCCTGCTAATTGATACGCACATTTTGGGGTAAACCTGCTGCCCGATACGATAGTTGAAATAGACGTAGCCGTATTCCCAAAGTTTTACGAAATGCGGTTTGTCTGCATACTGAGATATATAATACAATGTACCATTTATCTCATACTCTTTGTAGAAGTAACCGATAGTCATAATTTCCAAATTTTAAGTGAATAGTGGAATCCGTGATTATTCGTCAGCAGATTCCTTGATTTTGCCGTCGCAGAATAGTTTCTGCTTGTAATGGCGATGCTCTTTCATCGTCTCAGCCCATTCCTCTTTCGTTGGCTTGTAACGACCCTCTGCTTTGTATTTCTTGAATCGTTCACGCGCCTTTTGCTGAATTTCTGGCTTGCAGATGAAAATAATCAGCCTCTTAGAAACATCGAACATATCTGCAAGTTTCTGGTAGCTGATTTTCTCTTCCTCACGAAGCCATCGGATATATTGTTTTTGGTCTTCAGTGAGTTTGCGCCTGCGGTCATGCTTAGTTCCGGCAATCTTAATTTTCTCTGATTTGTACGGCATAATTGAATAGAATTTATTGGTTGGGTTAGGTAGGCGAAATTAATCGCCCATCTAACTTAGTCGTAGAGGTGAGAAATAATGTGCTCACGCAGGGTAGGATATTCTCGCAGGTGTTCAAGCATCCGCTTTCTTTCCTCCTTTCTGAGCCGCTTGAAATCGTTCACACATTGGCGGTCATTGCTATTGCAAGAAAGCCAGTAGTTCCAAACCTGAGCAAGTCCGAATTCGTTCTGCTCTTCGCAATCGTTGGCTTTTGCCAAGCCTTTAATCGTATATGCCATAGTCGCACAAAATTAGAGTTAAATCATAGCGTAAATATTGTTTGCTTCTTTCTCCTGCTTTTTCGGATCACGAATAGGCTTGAATTGGAAAGTCGCTTCTTTCAAGAGTGCCATGAGAATAATTCTCGGTAGTTCATAATCATCGTCATAATTGTCAAAGTTGATTGCTCCGCAAATCAGAGCTTTTTCCAACTTTTTCCGCATTAAATCCGATGCGTCACGGATAAGCCTGCGGGTTTTCTGTCTCGCTTGTTTCTTTGTCATAATCAAATCTATTAGGTGAATAATTCTATGGCGGTTCTGAGGCAAATTAATGCCTCAAAACCTTAGTTGAGGTCTGCGAGCTTGAAAGAGCCGTCTTTTATGTGTTTCATAATCTCGGCTTTGTTCATTCCCAGGAACCGACCCAAATACTTTGTCGTAGTCGCTGAGAAATTCCATTTGTCTGCGTCAAGGGTGATATTTTTTCCGTCTTTTACGCAGATAATTGATGAATAACTCTGGAAGATTTGCTTCTCACCATCCTTGATGATTAACTGATTGTTTGCAAGCATTGAAACTCTTGCGGTAGTTGGATAAGCCATAATTTCTTTAATTTAGGGGTTAATGGCGACTGTGCGGAAAATTAATCCCGCACAATCTGAAGAGATTACTCTGGCTTTACGTTGTCGATGTGGAACGTCACAAACTCTGGAATTATCGAACAATCCAAATTGTTGATGAAATCCACGAATTCTTCCTGCGTAATCAGATCGTCGTATGACTTCCAATTAAAGTGTACCTCGTTGCTGTGGTCGTAGTAGATGACGTTTTTCAGAGAAATTCCTTGGTCAAGAATGTAGCGCAAAGTCTTACGCTTTGCATCCGCGCTTCCCGTCCGCTTTTTGTATTCGGCTTCAATTTCCTCGATATACTTCGCTTTTTCAGCCTCAAATTCTTTCTGGCGACGTTCTGCCAGAGATTCGGGAGTAAAACCGCCCTCGCTGAGCTGCTTTTCAATCGTAGCCCTTTCTTCGTCCGTTAAAACCAAGCGGAAACGCTCTTGCTCTGGAGTGTAGGGATTTACCCATTTATATCCGCATTTCTCTTCAAGGAAAGCAATGAATTCATCTGCTTCCTTTTTCCAACGCTCAACAATACCAAGGTCGAAAAGCAGATACTTGAAATACAACTTTTCTTTCGTGAATTTTGAGAGCGTTTCATACTCTTCCTCAGTGCAACGCAGATTTCTCATAGCGCACTCTTTGGTATCATGCTCTATGAAATAAATGCCGTTGGCTTCGGGGTACATTGGAGTTCCTTCGTGGGCGCAAATGTGAAGAGGAAAAAACTTCTGCAATTCTGGAAAGTGTTTTCCAATCTCTTCGTGGTTGCAACCACCGCCAGCGTCAATTAAATGGCCATTTCCTGCCACCCGATAAATACTGCAAGTGATACTGAAATCACAATGCTTGTTTTTACATTCATCGTCAAGACTTACGTGAACAACGATTTTCATCTTGTCTTTTCCCTCGCGGTAGAACTTTGAAGGATTCCACTTTAGATAATTTCTTGTTTCCATAATCAAATATTTTTAGGGGTTAATAATTTTGTGGAATCGGAGAAATTAATCTCCTAATTCCTTTAGCATCTGCAACACGCAATGTTTGAAGGTTTCCAAATCATTGATGAAAAAGTTGAAATGCTTGCTCTGGAAATCGTGGACGTTGGAAATGTTGATTCTGCTCTTGATTTCCGTCCAAGTTCCGTAGATGTCAGTGCCGCCCTCTGAGGTGTAGTAAAAACTGCCATCGCTGATTTCGGCAACAAATCCCCACATCAATCGTGTGTCGTTTGGTCTGGAATAATCCTTTGTTTCTTCCAAGCCGATTCTCTCTGCTCTTACGATCTCTAACATAGTCCATTAAATTTTAGTGAAACAATAGGCAGCAGGAACCAGATTAGTGATTCCTGCATTATTCTCCAGTCAAATAATGCTTGCAGTTGACGGCTTGAAAATTGATTGCGTCAACTACACCAAATATTTGCCCTTGATGTTGAAACTCGATGTGACGTTTCCGCAAGCACTTTTTATCGTGCCGAAAATTCCGCGCCCATCGTGATCCTTAAATTCTACGTCTTTTTCAAACTCAAAGATTTGGGCGCAAACCTTGTTAAAATGTTCCTCGCCCTCTTTTCTGTCCTGCGTAGTGCCGAAATAGAGAGGAATATGGCGGTAAATTCCGTCCTCTTCCTGCATCATAATATGCGTCTGATAGTAAGCCATAATTTATTGAATTAATTGGTGAATAATAGAAAGCGATGCCGAAATTAATCGACACCGCCCAAACACTAAAACTTTATAAACTACGAATAAATTCGCTCCAGATTCTCACGCTTTTTCGATACCTTGAATCTATACACCCAACGCTTATCAGAATATTCGTTGTAGAATTCTATGCCTTTCTGCTGCATGATTTTCGTAACGTTTTCTATATGGGTGTCGGCATGGAAATTATAGAACAACCAAACACCGATGCCGTAGGTCGTGGGATAAACCGTCAAACTTGTGGTATATCCCATTTCCTTGCAAATCCGCTGCATTTCCATAGCGAATTTTCCGTATGTTCCAGCGTAGGTTTTTCTGTCTTTCTCAACCAACTTCAAAACATAGTCAACTGTAATCTCCTTAGATTTCACGTTTTCTTTCTTGACCAAAATCTGACCATTATCGTGCTCGACAAATAACGTGTCGTATTCGTAGGGGCTGCAATGCCTGTCAATAATTTGGTCGCAGAATTTCTTGATAGATTCCTCGTACTCTGCAAGAGTGTCGTAATTCCAACTCTCATACGAGCCGTCATTTTTCGGTGGGTTAAGTTCCTTGCACGATGACTTTGAATAATCAAACCATTTTTTGTACTGCTTTTCCCACTGATTTTTCTTGAACTCTTCGTAGGTGGATTCACCATACCAACGAATGCTGATACCTTGCGCCTGCAAAATATCAATGGTTTCTTGCCTGATTCTCATACTAATTGAATTTTAGTTAATACTATTCGTACTTTGGAGAGCAATTAAGCCCTCCAAAATTTTAGGCTGCATCCTCGTAGATTCCTTTGAACTCAGTTCCGTCCTCAAAATAGAGCGTGTCTTCGTAAGCACTCGATTCCGTCAATTCTTGGATGCAATATTCATCGCTTCCGCAATAGAGCATTTCCTGCTCCCACGAATTGAAGAAACTTTCAAGGCATTCATCTACCAGATTTTCCAGAGATAAATTCCAATTCGGTTTCTTGTGCCAATCCCAGATCGGTTTCAAGATTTCGTTGTCGTAGCAAACTCCAGTGAGAGGGCAATTAAATTCTTCCCACAGAATTTTTGAATGCTTGCAGGAGTAGTGAAATTTGCCGTTCTCGTCGTAACGCTGACCGCAACTGAAATATTTGCCGCTGCGTACATCGTAATAAATGGAGTTGAGGAAACGGAGCAAATATTTGCCCGTGATTTCGCTTGCATCCATGCCGTAGAAATCATTGTTGAAAGTGAACTGATAATTATGAGAATAATCATTCACTTCCCAATGCTTGACGTTTACATCGAAAATTGCTTCAAACTTTTCCAGAGTGGCACGATGCTCGGAATCCCAAGCGTCGATTCCCCACTGCTGAATTTGTTCACGCTCACGCTCAATAACTTTCGCCTTAGATTCTGAGGATAATTCCTCGAACTTGTAAAGCCTAATCGTAACTTGTTTCATAGTCCATAAATTTTAGTGTGAATAAATAAATTGTGCGGTTGCTGAGCTTTATCCCAGGAACCGCAAAGAGAATTTTAGGAGTTGATGCAATCCCAAAGAAATTTCTCGTTATAAACCTTTGCAGCCAGATAATTCTCATGGCTGTCTTCTACAAAGAAATTTATGTACTGAATTTCATCGACTCCGCGCCTGCACAGAAAACTAAATGATTTCTTCCTCAGTTTTCTATCCAACTTTTTCATGTCAAATGTGAACATCGTTCCTTTTGGCGTGTGTTCCTGCTGACGTTTCACGAATCTTTCTCCGTTAGAAAATATCCGTATCAATCCGAACTTATCCATGGCCTAATCAAAGCATGAGTTTTTTTCGCTGAATTTCGTGTTTGCTACTTTGTGGTAGAAATAATCCAGAGAATTGTACGCAGTATTATCCTGCGCATTCATCATCTTCACGGCTTGCAGTAAATTCTCGCACTCTTTTTCATCAAGTTCAAAGAATTCGACGAATTTCTCCCAAGTCAGCCAATTATTCACATACTCTAAGTATGCGTCACAATAGCTTCGGAAAACCTTCAGAATTTTCTTTCGTCTAATGCCCTTGAATTTCTTCAAGGACTTTTCGCTAATCTTAATAGTTTCCATAATTTACTCATTTTAGTGTTAGAAAATAATTTCGTACTCTCCACCACAATTAAGCGGTGGAAAATCAGAAGCACAAGCCAATTCTTTGCCGTGACGTGAAAAACCTTTCCGATTTCTCGATCATTTTCTTCGTACCACAACCCCAACGATAATAAAGGGTGTAAATGCGCTCAATCTGAGCCGCAATTTCTTTGAATGACTTTTCCATAACTTTTTCCTTTCATTAAATTCATCGTACTTCCCACGATAATTAAATCATGGGAAATTCTTCGTACTTTCAACTGCGCATAAACTGATCCAGATAATACCTGCGTTTATGACACACGAAATAAGGTCGTGATTCTCGGCGCGAATATTTAACCTCCTGCCACCTTGAAACTTTTTGGTCGTGGGTGAAGCGATAACGCACACCATCACCACAGCTATTTATTTCTACCTCAATTCCTCCAGAATTTGATAGGCATAAATAACCGCTTGCTTTGAACTCTGAATTTGCCATAACTAAATACTATTAGAATTACATCGTACTTTCCGTTGAAAAATTAATCAAGGGAAAGTAATAGTCCTCACGGATGCAACAAATTAGGGAGATAAAATAACTAAAGCAAATAACTAAAAACCTTTCGTACTTTCAGCAGAAATTAATCGTACTGAAAGCCATCGTACTTCGTATCGTACTCTTTCGTACTTGTTTCGTACTTAATTCCAAACCAAATTATTTGCCCTCTAAAATGTTGACGTAATACATATTAATTCGCCACCACTTTTTCCAGAACCTCGGAAACCACTGCGTTGTGCCGTAGATTCCAATCACCCAAAAACTGGCTATAACGAAGCCTAAAAAACTACCGCTTAAACCAAACACAACAATCGGACTCAAAAACAAAGTGCCGATTAGGAAGATAAAAAAGTCTTTCATTTTCATTGAATTTTAATTACCATAATTTAATTTGGCTCTCCGCAGATCGCTTAGGTGCTGCGGAGAAATAGAGATTTTTATAGGCTTCGTAATCACAGCCCAATTCCATGAGTTTCTGCTTGGAAAGATTCAGCTCTTTCATCCTCAGTTTTAAATACTGAAAACCTGCGATGATTTCCCCGGCAGTCCACTCACTCATTCCGCGCTTGCTTATTATGCGCTGAAATTCCTCCAAATCCAAGGCAGCGATTCTCGCTATCCTTTTCTCTGGACTATAATTCAAAAAAGGATTCTTCATAAATATTCGGGATAAATTCCTGCATAGTTTCCAATAGCAGAACTACAAATAATCTTAATGCCTTTTTCCATGCCGTATTTCTTGAAGATTTTCTCGGCATACTTAGCCAGATCAATTTTCATACGATTTATTTTATCTCATAATTGATCTGATTCTCGTCATAAACATCTGCAATCATTTTGCAGTCCTCAAACGTGCCGATAAAAATCACGGCATTGTCAACAACTAAATTCTTCATAATTTCTATCTTTAATTTGATTCTGGCAAAATCGCCATTGCTCTGCGGAGAAAATTCGATTTTCAATTCTCAGCTCTATTTTCAAGCCGATTATCCACAGAATTTTGTAGGCAGTGGAAAGTCTTTCATTTCCACCGCCCGAAATTATTCAGGCTAAACTACATCAAAAATTGCTCATATTTTCATGCTATACTTTCACGTTCTTATGTTTTGCTTAGTTAGTGACGAAAATATTCTGCACCATAGCCAGCCCAAACCAAATAGAGTAAAATTCAATTATGGACTTTTTCAGATTTCTACAAGGATTTTTCACGAAATTCCTTGCAATCGTTTCGGGTCCTGGGATTTCTCCCCCAAAACCTTAACCGCAACGATCTGCCACAGCCTAACGAAAAAATTCGTCGGTTCTGCTCTATCACACGGCGCATCAAAACTTGCCCCGAAATTCGTCTGGCTTGCGCCAAACTAATTCGATCGGCTTTTTCTTTTGCCGTTTTGCCCTCCAGTTTTTCAGGCTGGAGTTGAGGCAGGAAACCAACCGCCACAATTTTACGCGAAAATTCACGCGGTTTTTTGTAGGGCTAAAATCAATTAAGACAAAAGCCCCGAAAATTAAGCCCTTTTTCTTTGCCCTAAATAAAAGCGCAATATTAAAGCCCTTATATTTGCACCTTTGCCAGAAACACACAAAAGCCCGAAAAAGCCCTTTTATTTTCCTTTGTATGGGCTTTTCTTTGTCTTGTTGTATCTTTATAAGGTACGAAATAAAAAAGCTATTAAAGCGGCTTAAATTAAGCCAAATTAAAAGCGTAATTTTGTGCCCGTTGAAATATCCGATATTTGCACCCTACAAAAGCCGAAATAAAACCTTTTAGAGTTACAAAGGGCAAAATATAAGGGCTAAAGAATAAAAGCCCTATAAAACAAGAAAAAGGGCTAAAAAAGCCCTTTTCCTTTGTCTTGTGTGGTCTTGTTACTTTGCCAAATTTGCGGCAAGTATAGAATTAAGTTGTTCAACCGATACACCGTATTTTTCGGCAAGCAATTCGACTGCGCTCTTTTCGGCTTTAGCGGCTTTTCTTGCGGTTGCTTTTTTGGCGGCTACTTTAGCGGCTAAAGAGTCAACGATATTGCGACGATACTCAAGCCAATAATTAACAAGTCTTGCGGCTTTTGCTGCGCTTTCGGGGCTGAAAACGTAGCCATAAAAATTGCGGTTTTCAGTTGCAAAAGTAGTGCATGAATTTTCGCCAAATTTTTCGGGGCTTTCGCTTGCAATTAAAATTGTGCAATTTGCAGTATCATTAATAAACTGCGAAATTTCGGCTTTAATTTCGTCTGCGTCTGCGTCTGCAAAATATTCGCTCAAATAATTGGCGCAATAAGGGGCGTAAACTTTAGCGTACAAAGTAGCTTGTAATTTTCTGAGCTCTGCGTCTGCGCTCTTTTTAGCGGCTTTAAAATCGTCTGAATTTTCAGCGGCTGAAATAAACGCTTTAATTTTGTCTGTTTCTGAAAGCGTAGAATTTTCGACTTTTTTCTCGCTTTGCTTTTCCATAATTGCTACTGCGTCTTTTCTTGTGTCGATAGTAGCTAAATTCTTTTTGTTCATAATTTAAATTGTTTAGTGTTTCTTGCTTCGTGCAAGTCCGATATTATATCTTTTCAGTGGCAAAGGTACAAACAATATTTGAAATATGCAAATATTTATATGATTATTTTTGCAAAAGGTGCAAAGTTTTCCGAATTCTTTACAAAAGTATGCACAAAAGCGGCAAATCGTGCAATATATAAGCGTATTTTTGTAGGTTATGCGTATTGATCATAACATAAGCAAAGGGGCAAAAGCGAAGCCAGACAAAGCCCAAAAGCGGCAAAGCCTACATTATATATATAATATGTATAGAGCGAATAAGGGGCTTTTATATGGTCTTGTATGGTCTTTTGTGGTCTTGTCTTTAATGTAGGCAATAAGGGCAAAGGGGCAAAGAATAAGGGGCTAAAGGGGCAAATATAGGCAATGAACAAAGCAAGAAAACGAGCTTAAAAAGTAAAAATAACATACAAAAAGTTAAGTTAAAATTAACTTTTTCATAATTGCAAATAACCAATTAAAACGTATTAATAAAAGTACGAAATTAACATAAAATAAGTACGAAAAATTTGCGAAAAGTACGATAAATAGGGCTTTAGTGGCGACTTTCGGCAAATGTTAAAAAATCATCGTAAAATCTTAAAATTGAGAAAGTTACATTATATTTATAATGTATCATTATTAAATCATTAATTTTGACACAAAAAGGCAGGGGAAGCCCCCCTCCAGATCAGATAAACCGCCGTTTTCACCTCTCACAAAAATTTTTTATTTTAATTTTTTATTATTTTTCTGATTTAACACAGTTTTAACACTTTGGTTTTGCATGGTGTCGATGTGGCTTGAAGTCCGATGTATAGGGCATAATGTAGGCAAATGTCTTAAAATCGACAAAAATCGAAAAATCGGCATTTTTTGGGTAAATTTTGTGTTTAATTTCTGTTAAAACTATGTATTTTCGATGTTTTTTCCCTACATAATGTAGGCAAAATAGATATTTTTCTACTGTTTTCTTGATTTTTCCCTACATATCGCATTCCCTTTTAAATAAAGGGTTTATCTTTGCATCATGTAGGCAAAATGTAGGCAATGTAGGCATTTTTGAGTGTTAAGAAATAAAATATTTATATTATAGGGTTAAATACGCGCATGAAGGGTTCCTTACATACATTGGACTTGCGTGAGAAGTTGAAGCAGGATTTCGTTGCGAGTATTGATCGCAAGGAACTCACTGAGGCTTATCATCAGCAGAGGTATGGTCACAGGCTGTTAGACTATTCCAACATTGTTTTCAAGGTTGGCAAGCAGTGTTTGCGCAGTTGGAACGGTGACATCTATCATTTCGATGGTAGGATATGGAATTGTCTCTCTGACTCTGAGCTTCGCGTCATGCAGTATAGTTTGAGTGATGCTCTTGTTGCGTGTAAGGTTGACAAGGATGACGTTGTTAAGTCCATTCAGAAGCTCTATAACAGTCTTTGCGATGGTGCAAAGAGTAGTGTATTGGAGTTATCGCCTTCCATTGTCGGTTTCAGAAATGGTATCTGGGATTTCTCTGACATTGATAATCCCGTGAAGTATGGCTTTGGTGAGAAGATGCCAGTCATTAGGTTGTTGGACTATGACTATGATCCCAATGCCACCTGCCCCAAATGGATTTCCTTTTTGAAGGGCATTTTGCCCGATGACCATATTCTGACTTTGCAGAAGTACATGGGTCTGGCTTGTGTTTATAGGCGTAGGATGACTCACAGAGTCGAAGAAAGTCTGTGGCTCGTAGGTACTGGAGCCAACGGTAAGTCAACCATTACCAATGTCATTACCGATGTCGTTGGTGGTTGGAACGTATGCAATGTCGCATTGGCTGACTTGGTAAGTGGCAATATGGATAGCAGAGCCAGGTTAATCGGTGAGCAGGTTGTGGGAAAGATATTCAATATCTGCGACGAGGTGCAGGCTTATGACATTACCAGATACGAGGATGCCTTTAAGAGTCTGTGCAGTGGCAGTCCTCAGACCACACGCACTATCAAAGGCAAGTTCGAGACCAAGGCCGATATTCCATTTCTAATCTTTTCCATGAACAACAAGCCCACGAATAGCAATATGGATAGGGCTATGCTTAGACGATTGATATTCATTCCGTTTAGGGCTGCTGTCACGGCGAAGGATATGGATAGGGAGTTAGGCAGTAACTTGCGCAATGAGTATTCCGGCATTAGGAATTGGCTCATTGAGGGCTATAAGAAGTTGGTGAAGGATGACTTTAGGTTCACCAAGGCCAAAATGAGCGATGACGAAAAGCGAAAGTATATGGTAGAGAACCGTCAGACCATAAGGCTTTTTATGAATGAGAAGGGTCTGAGGGAAAACTACCACATCAACCAGTTAGACGAGAAGCCCAAGCGCGTGTTGGCGAATGTCTTCTATGCCGAGTATGCGAAGTGGTGCAGGGAAAACGATTATGTTGCTGAAGAGGCGAATGCCTTTTATAAGTGGATGAACAGAACGCTCAGTGAGAGCCAGATACATAGGGTTAGCCTTGGCGTTGTCTATTCCATTTTCAGTGATCACGACTTAGAATATCAAATATAAAACCATTGTGCTATGAGTAGATTTGTAGAAATCCAGTGTATCATTGGTTCGGCAAAGCCAAAGCGAGTAATCAATTTGGATATGGTGTCTGAACTGAATGAAGAAAAGAAGATGCTTTACTTAGTTTGCGGCGGCGTTGTCAAGACCTACTGCCTCAGTGATGATAGCGTTGCCGTTGTCAAGCAGGCTATGACTGCAAGCAATAACACTTCAGTCGATGCCATGCTTCAGATGCAGCGTGACCTCGACGCATATAAGACCTGCTTCATCAATGCCATCGGCTATGCCAAAGACAAGTTCGGTGAGGGTAAGGTCATTCCTGCCATCGGCTTGTTCCCCGATGTCAGTGGTGAGGTCAACGATCAGATTTCGGAGGTTTGGGAGAGCCTGCGCACTCTCAACGAGAAATACCACGATGCTTTGGAGCAGCTAAAGAAGAATGGCATTGACTTCGTAGATAGCCATGCCCTTGACCCCGATAAACAATAAATGTCTATGGAATACGATGAATTTCTGAAAACGAGAAGAGAACTCAACGACACCCTTGAAAAGTTGTCGCAGGCACTCTTGACAATGGAAGTTGACGGTACTGACAAAATGGAATTCGTCATCTTGCATGAGCAATATCTGGAAACGGAACTGCAACTGCATCGTGTCGAAAGCCAGTTCTGGATGCAGATGTACTACAATAGCTTCTGGTTTATGAAGCGGAAGATTGCGAAGCAGTTCAACATCGTATCGGAGTTGCACGGACGCACATTGCATCGCCTTTATAGCGTGAGGATATACAAGAAGATGCTCCAGTCACAAATTAATGAGCAGTAGTTATGACAGGATTTCAATTATCGGATAAGACCGTTCTGTTTCTGGACTTTGATGACACCATCATCAAGACCATTAGCGGCGAGACCTTTGCCAAAGACGTTACGGACTTCCAGATCAAGAAGGATTTTCTTGACAAGGTGAGGGTTTCCATGCCAAACCTCCACATGGTCTGCATCGTCAGCAATCAAGGCGGCATTCCCCGCTATTGCAGTGAGCATGACTTCAACGCCAAACTTGCTGCCGTGAGAACGTTCATGGAATACTATCTCAATGACAATCCCAACGACATTTTCATTGATGTATTCTCCTACTATTGTGCGAGTGAGGACAAAACCAACCCCATGCGCAAGCCCAATCCCGGTATGCTCGAAAAGTTCTATGCCGAGAAGCTATGCTATGCCGCGCCCATCATCAAAAACAAAGCCAATATGCTTATGGTTGGTGATGCCAGTGGCAAGGAGGGTCAATTCTCCAACTCTGACAAGGAATGTGCCGAGAACTTTGGCATTGACTATCTGGACGTGGAAGATTTCTTAAACGCATAAGTCATGGAAAAAGCAAAGGATAAGTTCAAAATTGGTCAACTCGTCGTGATATTAGTCAATAACAGTCATCACGGCGACATCGGTAAGATTGTCGGATTTGATGATTACAACGAGTACAATGTCAAAGTTGCCTTTGAAGGAAACGAGGTTCAAGGCTATATGACAGCAGAGTTGAAGCCGATTCCGAGGTTAGGGCAGAAAATTTCTGTTTTTGGAAGGATAAAGAGAGCCTATTACCGTTGGCTCAATAGCGATCCCGTCAGCAAATGCCCCGTATATAGGAAAAAGGGTTGCTCCCATGTCGATGGTATGCTCTGCAACTTCCCCGACTGCCATATCTATCACGATTACATGGGTCACACCTTCTGTTCGTGTGCGAGTTGTCTGCTTAATAGTAATTGTTCGCGCCGTAACTACGGTCTTGGTTGCTATGAAGGAAAGCTCGAAGATTGTTGATAATTCTTTCAAATGTTGCAAGAATTGGAAAGAACTGGAATGTTTCACATAAATAAAAGTGTTATGAAGAAAATCGTTTTGTTTCTGGCTATTGCTCTAATGAGCATTGTCATGTGCTCTTGCTCTGAGAACTATTCTGAGGGTGAGAAGGTTGGTGTCTTGACGGAGTTTGCGAAGTCAGGACTACTCTGGGATTCATGGGATGGCAATCTCAACATCACGCAGACTGGCATGAATACGAGTGGCGACCCCTTTACCTTTTCCTTCGACAATGACCGCGATGACCAGTCGCAGTTGATTGACTTGATGAAGGAGGCGCAGGTTAAGGGTTGGAAAATCAAGATCAAGTACCATCGCGTTAGGGGATGGAATTGGTTCCATAATCGTGGCCGCTCACAATATTTCGTCAATGACGTGGAGGTGTTGGATAGTGCATTTGCCACTCCTTTACTGCGTAATATGCCTAATGCCGTTGATGCCAGTCCTGCCGGACACGTCATCGACACCATTTACTTAGTTATCGACAAATCACAATTTAATCACTAAAAAATTACAGCTATGGGAATTGTAGTAGGAAACAACAACCCCAAGACTATCAAGTCTGAGGAAATCGGCAACGCATATCGTCAGGGTATGAACAATGCCGCTGAAGCCGCAAAGAACCGTCTTGAAGAAGACCGTCTGTTTGAGAATGCTTCAAAACAGAGTGTGAATCGTCTCGACAAACCCGAAGAGACTGGTGGTACTATCGCCGAGCACAAGGCAGAGATTGAGGCTGAGAAGGCCGCAAAGGAAGCCGAGCGCAAAGCCCTTCTTGAAAAAATCATGGCTATGCCGGAGGAAGAGCGTGTAGGCGCACTCATTGACGCAGGCTTCAACCAAGAGGCTGCTGCTGAGAACCAGAGAATCGCCGATGCAAAGAACTGGAGTGCCTTGATTATCGTTCTGAACAAATACGGTGTCATCAATATTGCCGACGAGAACACACATGACATTCTCGAAAAGGCAAGTGATCCCGCAGGCACGAATGAAGACCGCATCGCCTTTGTGCGTGAGAACGGTATTGAAACTCTCGCCTCTCTCTTTGAGAAGGTCGTTAGTGGTGAAACCACCGTTGCCGACATCGAGAATGAGTTTGAGGAAAAGGCAAAGGCTGAAGCCGAGGCTGCTGCAAAGGCAGAGGAAGATGCAAAGGCTAAGGCCGCTGCTGAGAATGCAGGTGCAGGTGAGTCAGCCCCCACAGACGAAGCCCCTGCCAACGGTGAAGGTGGCGAAGGTGAAGGAACTGAGGCTCCTGGCACTGGTGATGCCGACGGTAAAGGTGAGGGTGAAGGTGGTGACAACGCTGACTCCCAAGAGAAGAGAAAGCCCGGTCGCCCCGCAGGTTCAACCAATAAAAAGTAATCTGTTATGTCGAAGATACTGAAACTCGAAGACCTGACGCCCGAACAACTTCGGGCGCAGGTTAAACTTTGCTTCAAGATGTTCAAGCAATGTCTGGACTTGCTGAATGGTGAGGATATTCCCGACCAAGCCGCCATCAAACTCGTTGATCCGTTTGGTGACAGCGATGACATGGAACTGTTCTATACCTGCAAAAGAATCGGTGGCGGTGGCGACCTCTCTGATGCCCTTGAAACCATCGACAAACTGAATAAGAAGGTTGAGAAGTTGCAGAAGCGTTTGGCAAAGAAGCACGATGAACTGGAGCAGCTACAAAATAATTGTGGCGGCATTCGCTTCAAATTGGAGTTTGACGTTGACCGCTTTGTTGAAATGACAAAGGAGGTTGCAAAAATCCTGCGAAAAGTCGGCGATCTCTCAGCGATGGAAGTTCATGGTATGCCAGAAGCCGCAAAGCAGGCATATCAGAAGTTGTGGCGTGATTTCGTTGAAATCGTACCCAAGGCCATGGCAAAGGCTGTCGCTGATAAATCCTTTGACGTTGGAAAGGAAAATATTCCCAACAATTCTGTCAAAGGTGTAAGCGAGAAAACTGCGAAGGAACTTGAAGACCGAATCAAGGCTTTCCGTCTTGACACATTTAACCTTCGTAAGCATCTGGCACAAATGCCTCTTCATCTTGATGCCATTGATGTTTTCGCCATGCCAATCATAATGAATCCAAACCAGATTTACCAATTCAATAATCCGAAGCCCGGGTTTAGTGTTGGTGACAAGGTTTTCTTCATGAATGGAAATATCGTGAAGTCTGGTATCGTGAAAAAGATTGGCAAGTTTGATGGAGGTTTCTCCTATCTCGTTGTCAACAAAGATGGCGATGTCCGCTATAAAGAGGAAGAAATCTTCCCCTCTGTCGAAAAATTGCTTGAAAATCTAAAGAAGAAATTCAATGGATAAAAAAGAGAATGCTGCCGCTGCTGAAAAAAAGGAGCAGCTACAACGAACCTTGGGTGAGGAATATGTCGCCATCAAAGGCTTCAAGTTGAAGCGTGTGAAATTGCTCGTTGATGTCAACGGGCATTCCCGCGAACTACTCCCAGGAGCCAAGATGACCGAGAAATTCCTTCAGAAGCAGGAAGCCGCAATTATCGGTGCTGTAAAGATTGCCGACGCGCAGGAATGTTGGTGCATAAGATTGCCAGAGACTTTTGCCATCGCAAATATCATCGTCAATCTCTATGAAAGCGGAACGCCCGAAGACGAAGCAATCCTTTCCACGCTTTTCTGCAACTATGCCAATGTCTCAACCGTATCAGACGGACTTTTCCACAACCTCGTACTGAGCTGCTGTACGCTCTATATGCTGAAGCAGGATAGGTCAAAGACGGCCAAGGAGAAAAAATCTGAGTATTACGGCGTGTTGAAAGACATGATGAAAAACGTCTTGAATGATCTCGAAACCTATGAGCAGGTTAGCCGTGAACAAATGGAAAAGGACAACGAAGCCTTTGAAAAACTGATTCAGGCGGGAGAAATGAGAGAAGAATTAAATCAGCCTTCCTAACGGGAGGCTTTTTTTATGCAGAAAAAATGGAGGTCTGACCCCTTCCACGGGCGACCTCCATCTGCGACTTGAAAGATATATGCTACGAAGATGCGCAGAATCTCCGCTTTTTTTTATTCCCCACTTAATTTCTCCTTTACCTTTTCCACATAATCGAGATATAGGGAGCAGTTGCAGCACTTCAGCGGCAGATAGATATTTATGGTGTCGCCATTCTGCCCCTGTTCCGTGAGTTTCGCATATTGCTCGTTATAGCGAAGAAAAGCCTCGCCACGTTCCTTACTTCCCTCCGGCAGTTTTCTGGCACTGCGTAAAACCTCCTTCAAAGCCTCTTCCTTTGAGATAAGTTCAATCTCAGAGAGTTTTTCTGGAATTGTAACGCCTGATTTTACGCGCTGGATTCTGGCTTCAAGCATCACCTTGAATTTTTTGTCTTCAAGAATTCCGTCACGGTGGCTCATATTTTTCTGAATGTCAAAAATCTCGCGTTCGGTATAGGCGATATTATAGGCATCTGGCTTTGAATATCCCAAAGCAATCAAATCAGCCATTAGTAGCTGCTCCGGCGTTACGTCAAATTTCTTCGCCTCTTTTTTTATCTTTTCTGAGAAATTCATAATTCTACGTTTTTATTCTTCGATAATTTTGTTAATGGGAACGGCGATGCAGCAGCAATGAGGATGGATCGGAGGAAAATGCTCCTTATCGTCAATGTTATGGAAGCCGACATTGCTATCACACATCTTACAATCGTAGCTGCTCCCGCGCATCACATAATATCCGGCAACACCCTCTGCTTCCATGGCCATGAGGTTTTCACGTCGCCATGCCATCAACAACGTTATCTTTGCCATGTTGGTGACGTTTACAGCACCGTTGTTGCTGAGTCCGACGGACGGGTGCTGAGTACCGGGGTCGTAGTGGATGCCTTTTGATTTGAGGTACATCGCGGCAATGCCAGGAACCGACATCGCAGACCTTACCTCTGGCGTAGTATATACGCTCTGCAATGCCCCGACAATCTTTGTGGTGGCGGTTGCAACGTCATGTCCTGCGATTTGCATGGATGCAATAAGGGCTTCGAGGTCGTAGAGATAACGCCATAGATAATCTTCAAGGGTATCTGTGAGGTTGCGGTTCTGCCTACCCAATGACATGATATAGGATATAATGCTGTCACGGTCATCACCTGCGTTAATGGCAGAGTATTGCTGAATGAGTTGCATAATCTCTTCCTCCACTCTTTCCATAACCTCCACTATCTCGCCATACATCGAGTCGTTGGACTGGAGGGTAAAGGCTACGGGGTCGATATTGTATTTGTAGCAGATGATAGTTATCTCCCTTGCGGCATTCCTCAGTATTTCCATGATAAGGCTTTCGAGAAGCGAAGCATAGTTGTTCCTTTCGCGGACGAATGCTTTCGCTTCATCGAAATCCTCTTGTGTAGGCTCTTCATACACACTGGTATCAAGCCTCATTATTGCTTTTCCACTCATACCTGATTAGTTTAGTGAGTACGATTCCATTTTTCCCAACCGTTCTTACCATCCTTGTTGCCCCAACGGTCATAGCCTGCCTTTTCGTAAGTGCCGTCGGCGGTTTTGCCGTGACCTTTGGCAATAGAACCCTTATGTCCTCTTACCTTGCGGGCTGACTTAGTGGTGGTGGTAGTGCCGTTGGTGGTTGTGGTTTCGTTAGAGTACGAGGCATCAATCTCTGCCATCTTTTCGGCTTCATCAACTGCTATCTCGCTCTGGATAATCAGTTTTTGCTCCTGCATCAGAAGCTCTTGCTCCTGCTCCTGCTTCTTTTCCTGCAAGATTCTGTTCCATTCCTGCGGTGTGGCATAAGGAGATTTCTCCGATGCCGTCTGCTTTGACAAGAAGCCGTTCTGCACCTGCGTAGCCAGATTGGTTGTCAATTCAGTTTCGTTGAGGTGGATATATGGCTTGATGTAGTGGCTGATCTTCGTATTCATGAAGTCAAGGCGGCGTTCTGCCTCCACGCCATAGCCGAACTTGAAGATATAGACGATGTGGTTGATAGATACCGCATATTCGTTGCTGTCACTCATGGCCTTGTTGTAGGCAGGGGTATAGAGCAACTTAATGGCAGCAGCGGGGAGGTCGCCGGACTTCAACTCTGGTGTCTTTACGACGTGACTCTGACAATAGATTTGGTTTTCCAAAATGTCAAGTTCTGTCTTATAGGCATTGGAGGCATCCTGACGGTTCAAGAATCCAATCTCTCCGTCTGAGGGGAGAATGAATATCTTACTGGCATGGCTCATATCCTTCTTAGTAACCTCTTGCGAACCCTCACCCTTTACATACATGATAGGCAGGCCGAAGTCATGGTTGTTCTGAGCCAGTCTGCTGAATGCCATTTCGTAGTTGTCGATGGTTTCCTGCGAGAACGTCCAACACGCACCGTTATCGTCACGTTGGTAGGCAACGGGTATGGTGTCGAAGCCATGCTCTTCTGGCGGGCAGTCGAGGTGGTAGCCATTGACATTGAACAATGACATAATGGCGTTTTTCCATTTCTCCAACACACCTTCTGGATCACCTTCGGCGGCAAAGCGGTAGTAGTAGGTGTTATCCCACACATCTACATAACGCCTTGTTGTCCTGCCACTCTCATCATAATTACTATATGTACGTGCAAATGCGTTGAGCTTTCCAGTTTTGAGGTCGTAGTGTGGATAGAGCTTATCGCCATTGAGGAAAGACAACACCTTCCAACCAAACTCTCCGTTGTCGAGATAGCCGACAAAGGCGGCATCGCCAGTAGCCTTAACGGATTTGGCGAACTGATACCAAGCCACCTCCATATTCTTGTCAGCCCACCCGGATTTGAATGCGTTGTAGATTTCGCGTGAGTTTTCATCCTCCTTCTTATCCGCGAGTTCAAACTGAATGTCGTTTCCAGTGAGGTGTGTGAGTTGGTTATGCAATATCACCTGCTGAAAGGCAAAGGCATATCGAGGCACTTCCTCCAGATACCATAGTCCATCGACGGTGTTCTGTCGCCAGACATCGGGATAGTATTCTCTGTCGTTGATAAGGTGTCCGCATGGGTCGAGTTCGCGGGCGAAATCCTCCTGCGTGACAATCTTTCTGCGGAGATAGTCTTGAACGGGGGATTCTTCCGTAATCTCATTCCATCTTTCACCGTGATCGTAATGACCGTCTGGCATTACACGGGTAAAGGGCTTCTTTGTCAAGATTTCCCTTAATGGCATGATTTTTTGTTTTGCTTCCATAATAAATCAATTTTAGAAATTACGAATCCATGAAGGGATGGCTATTGTCCTTTGGCTAACCTCAAAGTCCTGCCGCATCATCAGCGACTCCCAGAAGTCGGGCGACCACCCAACCAACTGTTTCATCTGCTCTTTCTTTATGATACACCAACCCTTATCGGCTTTGCTTTCATCCTGCCTCACGCATTTGCGCTCCAGTTGCAGAATGTCGGCGAGGTACATCACCTGCCCTTTTCTACCATTTTTCTTTCCCACCTCAAACTTCCGTCTGAGAATGTCTTCGTTGAAACTGATCTCTCCGGCAATGATTTTCTTTGCGAAGAGATACATACACTGAGATTTCTTGTTGTCGTAAATATTCTTGAATCTTTGCGCCACTGCCTCCACGTTGTTGAATGGGCGGGCTTCCTTGAAAAATCCTTTGAATGTTTGACCAAGGCCGTTGAGGTCGTAGGTGAAGTTCTTTTCCAACACACCCCATTCCTCCAGTTTGGCTTTTATAGCACGGCAAGTATCTACGCTATCCAACTTACATACAAACACATCTTCGACGTGCCAACCAATCCAATGCCACAACACGCAGTTGTCACCTCCAGTAAACGCCACGTCGCAAGTTGCTCTGTGTACGCCGTCGCCTCGCATCTGAGGATTCTGGAAGCAACGCTGCAAATGCACCATTTTGATAAGGTCATCGCCCATCGACATGAAGTTCCAGTTGCCTTGAAGGTCACGGGCTTGCTGTTCCTCTCCCTGCTGTGCCAGACCACCTACATAGTTGGGGTCGGTCTGAAGCAGTTTCTTGTTATATTTCAGTTCAGCACGGATGAAGGTAACGGATTTGGTGAACATGGTCTCTTTCCTAAAGCCCATTTCACCGTATTCGGGTTGCCACAGCTTATCAATCTCGTCTTTGCATTGCTCATAGACCTCTTCGGGAGTGTCACCCCAAACAATGGTATCTACGCTATCGCCCTTCATATAGCAGTAGCGTATCACGCCATTGCGCTCTGGAATGGCGAAACCATCCTCTCCAATCCACCAGTCAATGAACTTTCTAACCCATGACAAGGGATCGGGGTTGCAAGTGCCGATGATACGGTTTTTGATGTTGGCGGCATTACGGTTACAGGTAATGAGATACTTGAATTTCTCGTATTCTATCTGCGTAATCTCGTCAATGCCGATATAGCTGTATTGTCGGCCTTGGAATCTGTCTTTGAAGTCATCGTAGGCATCGGCGTAGTAGGTCAGAGACAATTCGGCTTGGCTGTCGAAGTACCATGTCAAATCGTCTTTGGACTTATTGAAGTGTCCGAATGGCGAATATAGGAGTCGGCTGTCACGGATGATATTCGTGAGGTCATCTTTCTCCTTACGGAATATAATGCCGTTGAAGCGGGGGTTGTCGATGTCGTACATCGGCTCCATGAGCAAGGTGAAGGTATTGTGATTTATCGTGAAGTCATCACTGAGGTACAAATGGTGGTTTCCGCTAACGGTTATGCACCTGCAATTTTTCTTCGTCTTGTTTTTGGTGACGTACAGCACTTTTTTCGTGAGGCAACCGCGACTGCTTGGGTCTTTGGGTTTTGCGGCATTTTCGTGGGCACGTTCCTTGTATGTGGTTTTTACCCAAATATCCTTGTCATTAGGCGCAATAATCTGAACCTGCCATTGTCCTATGCGTTCGGGGTCATCCAAAACCTCAGATACTTTCGCCCACATTCCCAGAGACCTTGCTAACGTAGCCACGTCTTCGATGAATTTCTTGTTGGTATTTGCGAGATACGGATGCTTGCTTTTTGACCTGCCGTTTTCAACGAATATTCCTCGCAGCAAATCCCAACGCGCCTGAACGGAGGCGGTAAGGTATTCTTTTGGAATGCGCGATGGCTGTTCGTTACGGCAACACGTAATTTTCCGTCGGTTATCGTCGGTTACTCCACGCAGATAATAAATGCCGTTAATGATCTTGACCTTATATCCGTACTTGAAAGCAGCCCTTACAATCGTCGGGCTATTCTTCAGATAAACGCCCTGCTTTGAGAAATCCCAGGAACCAGAGCCACAGATATGTCCGAAAATGAAGGGATGAATTGGAAGGTCAAGCGGTGTCATTTCCTCGTTAATATCCACCTCTCCGCAAATCGGGATTTCTACGAGTTCTTTTCCGCGACGCAGTGACATCGGAAATTTCGCGTCGATTTTATAGTTATCCATCAACTCCCGCGCCGTATATTCCTTAAAATCGCCGGAACATACTTTCTTCGCCCAGAATCGGTGTTCATCCATACACTGCAACGTCGTACCGTCATCGAAATGGAAGGTGTAGATGGTGTTCATTCCTTTCTCGAAAATATTCGTCACTCTCTGAACACCCTCGTATGGCGTACAAATTCTGTCGCCGATTTTCAGATCGCCCATTAACTTTGTGCCGTCGGGCGTAATTATGGGCGTGTCGTATGGGTTGGCTTTGCCGCCGCCACGATTTCCTCCAGTAATGAGAATGTCAACGCTTGCGTGTAAATCGTCTTCCTGTGGGCCGAGTTGAGCGATGAAATTATTCGACTGGATTTTGTCTTTTTCTCGCTCCCGCAATTCGTTTATGAATTCATTCGTCAGCACTGGTTTTCCATCTTTTGTCAAAAAACCCGTAAAATTATTCATCTGCATATATCTTTGAAATTCATGCGCAAATTTAGAAATTTCTCTATCAAAATAGATATTTATCATCAAAAATGTAAAGATTTCAGAATATTTATATCTATTTACGTGAAATAAAATCTAAATTTGTCACGAATTTTTACCCAATTAAAAAATTAAGTATGGAGAAGACAAACTTAGTTCAAGAGTTCAAAACCCGTGTTGGAGAAGACAATCACGAGTTCATTAGCGACCAGACATTTGAGTCTATGGCCGAGGTGTATCTGCCACGTTTTGCCGAGGATGACAAGATCAACGATGATACGTGGAATGAGCCAATCACTGCGTTAAAGAATTTCGCAGGTCAGGCAAAGGCTTCACGCATGAAGTTTGCGCAGGACTATGAGGCTCAGAACAAAACCAAGGTACAGAAAGCCATTGATGATGCCGTCGCAGCGGCCAAAGTCGAATGGGAGAAAACCAACGGCAAAGGTGGTAAAGGCGAAGGTGATGGTGATGGAAACGGCGATGGTAATGGCAACAAGGGTGGAGAAAACACTGATGTTGCAAAGGCTGTTGAAAAGGCACTCGCAGACTACAACAAGAAACTTTTCGGTGAAGACGGAAAGAGTGGCTTGATTGGTGGTCAGCTCAACCAGACCGCAGAATTCATCAAGACCCAGAACCACAACCAAGAGCAAGCCCAACTCGCCAAAATCGGGCAGGAGCTGAAGGATTTCCTCAAAGGTGAGAAAGCCAACAAGGATTTCGCCATCAATCTCGCCGTCAAGAATATTGTCGGTGGCATTGAGAAGGTTGCGGAGGCAGACGTTGACAAGCTCAAACTCTCTGTCAAAAAGGAGTACGAGTCTGTCTATAAGGAAGCCTATGGTGACGGTGGAAAGCCCTTTGGCGGTGTCTCAGCAGGTGGTGAGGATGGTGATGGAGTTGACGAAGAGGTTAAGAAATACCTCGAAGACAAGTTCAAGAAAGACCAAGCCAACGCTGAGAGACAGAAGACTATCAAGGAGGGTCTGGTTTAGCAGATTCTAATGTTTAACAACAAACTCGTTTTATTATGCCAATTCAAGGTACTTTCAATCAGCAAGTCCAGTTCTCTGGAAAGATTGGTGGATTCCGCAAGGTGTTTGAGGGTGAGGTGAAACTGCTTGTCGGTGGTTTCAACTACGACATCAAAGACCTTCCCGCCGCTGGCAACGTACTCCCGGCAGGCACTCCCGTGTATTGTGACGAGCAGGCTCGTACCATCGTGCCTCTTATCACTTTCCGCGTCAAGGCAGTTGCCGAAGGTGAGATTCGCGTTGAGAAGTTCAACGAGGGCACCCGCGCAAAGGTAGGTGACTCTCTGATTGTCATCCCCAACAACCTTACTACTGCTGCCGCCGCTGCTGCAACGGTTACGGAGATCGACAACTCTAATGCAGACTTCGACATTCTGACGGTGAACGCTGTTCCCGAAGGAATGGTTGAGGGTTCGATTCTGTGTATCGCCAACGCTCAGTTGAAGCCCAAGTGCGTACCCAATGCCCTTACCCCCTACGACACCTGCCTTGCAAAAGAGGCTGTTGCCGCCGATGGTGATGGTGCTTGGAACTGCCTCGACTTCCCTGTACTGGAACGTCGTATGCCGCCTATCACCGATGCCATCAAGAAGGCTCTGGCTGATGCAGGCTGCTTCTTCCGTTGGTCTAACCGTAAGTAAAAGTTAAGGAGGAACTGAATTATGAGAGACGTTAGTCAATATAACATTAATGACCTGCGCCGCTATGTCAGTGCGCAGAATTTCGGTATGATCCTTGACCGTACCAACGAGAAGTACAATACTGCAATCTGGCGCAAATATGCGGATTGGGGTCGCCCATCCAACTCTAAGGAGTGGATTCAGGGTCAGAAGGAAGTTCCCATCCTCGTTCGTGCTTCGCTGCTTGGCACTCACTCGCAGAAGCCACAGCGTAACGGAGAGGGTTGGAAATACTACGGTGGTTCTATCTTGAAGATGGGTCACGGCTTCAGCATTGATGAAGACGACCTCTTCAAGATGCGCGACGAGCGTGACAAGACCCAGGTACCGTTCCCCATCCTCATGACCGAGAAAGTAGAGACTCGCAGCAACGCCATGATTGGCGGTGTTCATGCCGAGTTGAACTACGTGACCTTGCAGGCTCTCTCCACTGGTGAGATTAAGGAGTTCAGCATTGACGGTACGAAGTACGACTTCAAGTTCCCGATTGCTGACAACCACTTCATCAAGACCGAGGCCGGTAAGGAGTGGTGGACTGTTGTGGGTGGCAAGATTGTCGCCAACGAGAATGCTGATCCTATTCAGGATATGCTTGACGCACAGCAGTACCTCACCCGTGACCTCTTCCTCGCCGTTGACCACTGGAAGATGGCTAAGGAATTGTTTGACCGCCTGCTGAAGCACCCCGCCGTGATTCACGCTTGTCTCGCCCGCGCCAACTACTTCAATCCCAGTGATGTGAAGCTGAAGCCCAGTGAGATTCTGTCGTATATGCACGACATGGGTGTGTGGATGTTCGACGTGATTGACTTCAAGAGCCGTCACGAAGAGGATGGTCTGGCAATCCCCGATGCTCCTGCTTTCGACGAGCACAACCTTGTTGCTTGCAACTCTGGTATCGTGCCGTTTGAAATGAAGTGTACCAACTCCATCTACATCGACCGTCAGCAATTCACCTCTCAGATCGGTGCAAACCACAAGTATCACCTTGTGGAAGACCGTATCATGGTTCTGAGTTCTACGGAAGAGCGTCCGTTCAAGAACGTTGTAGACTGCGAGTTGTACGCCGCTCCCGTGTTCAACAACATTCGTGAGATTGGTTTCTTCACCGTATGGAAGGAATCATAAACTGATGTGATATGCCGATGGAAACTTTCACAATCGAGCAATACCTAAAAGGCAAAGTCCGTAATGTAAAAGTTACGGACGATGCCTTACCTACCATCCTCGTAGATGCAGGCAAGAAAGCGGGGGCTAAGATTGAGGCAGGAGCCGATGTCGAAACCCTCAGTGAGAAGCAGCTTGACTTAGCGACTGCCTATCTCTATGTCTGGATTGCGGGATCACCCACGATGTCTGAGAAAGTGAGTGATAAAGATGGTGACTGGTCACACTCTGAGGGTGGTGAGCAGATGTCGGCAAACGTGTTGAACCGTTTTCTGCGTATGGCCAATGAGATATTCGAGAAGTATGAACTGCCGAAGGTAGGGAGTAATTCTTGGGATATGATTGGCAATGGTTTTCATAATATCCGCTATTCTGGAGGTCGTAAAACCCGATAACTGCTATGGCTGTAAGCAATCCCAGATTCCCGCATCACTGCACGATAACGCGCCCAGGAGCCTCTGATCCGTCAAAGGACGAAGGTGAGAGCATCGTGATATATGATGGGATTTGCCGTAGTTATGATGTTCAAACAACGTCGGACAAAGGTGATGTGGTCGTATCGAACCGCAAGCTCGCTTTGCCTCAAAAACAGGACGAATGGACTGAAGAGACTATCCCGCAGGAAGGGGATGAAGTAGTTGTCGATAAGTTTGGATTCAAGGAAGAGGGAATAGTGATTGACCGTATGCCCGGAAACCTTGGCACACATATATTGTGGAAGTATGGACGCAATTAACAGAAGCAAGGTCAAGAATGCAGTAGATAATTACTGGAATGACATTCTCAACGAGGTTGAGGGTCAATGTAAGACCTATTGCATGAAACTCTGCACTGAGGCTGTTAAGGCGAGACAAACCAACCCCAAAGCCCACAACTTTACGGGTAATTTGCTCAACTCAATAGTCGTTTGCCTCTATCGCAAGGGTGAACCCGTCATAGCCTATTACGCAGCTCAGTATGCGGCTGAAGCCATTCAGATGAAGATGAAGCAGCGCAAGCGCAGACGTTATTTCTTCAATCCCGATTACGACGGAGAAAACTCAGCGTATTTGCCTACGATTCAAACTAATGGTGGATGGGGTGTAGATGATGCCAGAGAATATTTCTACGAGCACAAGCCCAACGGCAATAACCTATTCGACATAGTAGTTGCCTATCCCGTAGAATATGCACAATGGATCGAAGACCATAGAGCAAGCACTGGTATCGTTCAAACCTATCAATATGCGGAGAATGTTGGTATCAACTTCCTTAAAATTGCAGCATAATGGCAGATCAAGAGAGAAACCCACTGGAGATTATCTATGATGAATTGATAGACTTCGCGGCTAACTATGTTGACCGCAAGACCGAGATTTTCTTAGGCAACCGTCCAGACAAGACCGCCGATACGATGAAGCGATTCATTACCATCGAGCTGCCTGCCGAGGTCAAAGACTACGCAGCGGGAAACATGGATTTTGCATTGCATACTCGCGGCATTCTCTACGTCTATTGCAAGGCTAAGAGCAACACCACGCTCAACTTGCAGGCTCAGACTGGTCTCGCCTATTCTGTAAAGAAGGGATTTCCGTATAACGCAGAGCATATCAGTGCCACGAAGCCCTCTATTCTGCATGGGGGTTATGACAAAAACGGATTCCACGTCACATCTATCACGTTTGTTCTTAAAACTAAAGCAAACGCATTTATAAATTCTTAAAAAGTTTAGCGATATGAAAACGAAAAGTCAACTTCAAGCCCATGTGCTTACTGGTATTTCCTCGCTGTTTGCGATGAAAGGTGGTTTCGCCACTACCGAGAGTGAAGGTGCTTATGCCGCAACTCTTGACGAGAGCAAGATGTGTGAGTTCCCCTGTTCTGAGGACTCTGGCTTCAGCTACAATGAGGGTACTCCTACCACTGACGGCTTCAAGATTCACGGTCTTGGCGTGTTCTGGACTTCTAAGATGACTCCCGGCGATACCGAGATCACCATTGAAATCCCCTGCCACGACACCGACATTCTTGATTACTGTGGCTTCACCGCTTCCGACCTCACCGTTTCTGGTTCTGGTACGGTATTCAATGGCAAGACCTTCAAGGGTAAGACCTTCAGCGGACTCCGCAAGGCCGTTATTCTTGGTCTCTTCGCCCTCGACGATACCGAGACCAACGCTTTCTTCGTAAAGAAGGCAAAGCTCATGGCAAGCGTTGTATTCGACGGCTCAAACAAGCCTCTGTGCGTTACTCTCACTGGTTCTATCCAAGAGGGTGCTGCTGTCGATGCTCTGGCAGTCGTAGAATTGCAGAGTGCATAATCTGGTTTTTGGAGAAAATTTCTTTTCCACAAAATACCTACTTTCTGAGGGGCGGTGACGGTTAT